CCATGCAGGCCGGAGAGACTCTTTTCCTCATGGACTAACCCCAGAAATTCTCAACCAGTTAACTACCCAAGATCATGATCAACGTATCTTCCCACAAGCGGCTGAATCCCGACACCTGCCCCAAGCTCATCGCCTCCATCCGAGAGGCATGGGCCGATTGGAACGCTCGGGGCGTTACCATCTACAAAGGCTACGCCTACCACATCGATTCCATGGGCGTCTGGACTTGCCATCAAGGGGCCGAGCGCACCTTGGAGTTCGACTCCTACTCCGACTAACCCCAGAAATTCTCAACCAGTTAACCACATCACATATCATGTCTGATACCACCACCACCACCACCAGCCAGCCCCTCGTGTTCGGGGGGATCGTATCCTCCACAGGCCGCCAGCATGACGGCTTCACCAGCCGCTTCACCTGCGACCTCGACGCCGTCAAGGCCATCGAGGCGGACCCCAAAGCCAGCGATTTTGCCAAAAAACTGGCCGCCGATTACAGGAAGTGGAAACGCCTCTTCCCGAACCAGTTATTCTGGCTCCACAAACTGGCGTCGCAGGACCCCAAGCCTGTCCCCGCTACCCCGCTCCTTGAATCCCCCCACTTGCACCCCGCCAACGGGAACAGGTGGAGTTTCGAGGGCAAGGTAGTCTCGACTCGGCGGACATGGTCCGGTCCGCACTTCGATCAGAAAGAGGTCTGGAAGATCCTCGTCGCCCTCCCTGACGGTAACAAGGTCTGGGGCACCTGCCCCCGCCCCCTCCTCGACGAGTTCACGGGGGCGGAGCGTCTGACTAGCGTCAAAATCGTAGCCCGTGTTCAGGCGTCTGATAAGGATGAGCATTTCGGCTTCTTCTCCTTCCCCAAGGCAGGCTAAACCCCAGAAAATAAAAACCAGTTAACCATCAAGATCATGTCTTACTACCGCGTTACCTATACCGATATCATCGAAGCCTCCTCGCTCGAAGAGGCTGAACACAAACTGCTTGCCGCCCTCGAACGAGATGTTCACGGGGGTGATGTTGAGGCGTTCGAGATCACGCCAGTCGCCTCCTAACCCCGAAAATTCTCAACCAGTTAACCATCAAGATCATGTCTGATACCGCTATCTCCATCTCCCCATCCGCCTTCACCATCCTCCGCTATCGGAACTGGACGGGCCTCGCCCTCGCCGAACTCATCGAAACTGGACGAGTCCCCCTTATCGTGAGGGAACTCGGGTCACCCCACCCCGAGGCAATCGATGCCGCCGCCGATGCGGCCCTCGGTGAGGTCGCTCTCGTCGAGGAGATCCCCGCCCGCCGAGAGGTTGTCCGCGAAGTTCAGGTCGCCGCCAAGGCTATCATCGAGGGGGAGCAGGTTCTCTATGACAGGGTTGAATTGTTCACTGCGATTATGCTGGCTGACCAGCATGACGCAAACCATCGGGCTGTCGAGAGGGCTGCCGCCTTTCATCGGGCCGCCAAGATTGCCGCCGACCTCAAGGTGAATCCCGCTGTGTCACAACCCGTTGACCCTGAGTCTCTTACAGACTAAATCAAAAAAAGTTCATTCAGTTATTGCAAGTCCAATTCTTTTCCCTAGAATACCACCATGTCCGATAAATCTAGCTCCCTGCCAGTCCTGACCCGCTCAGGAATCCCGACCGCCGCCCGCCTTGCCGACAAGGCCAAGACCTCCATCGCCCTCCGAGGGGGGACCGGATGGGGCAAGTCCTCGATGGCCCTCCTTCTGGCTGCCTTCTACGGCATCCCCCAGAAGGTTGTAAGCTGGGCCGAGGCCGCTGACCCCAAGTGCAAGGGCGGCATCATCTTCGCAAACTACAACGGGGTCCATGAGGAGACCGTCGTCGGCCCCAAGGCCATCCACCATGTCGGCGGCATGGAATACCGTGGCATCACGGTCCCGCCGGATGAGTCCCCGACCGTCGCCATCCTCGGGGATCGCCCGTTCCTGATTGTCCTCGATGAATGGCAGGGAATCCCCGGCCCAGTGAAGCAGGTGTTCCGGCCCGTGCTGGAAGCCCCCGAGGGAGCCGACCGATTCATGGGCACCCAGAAGGTCGCGCCCAACGTCAAGTTCATGGTGACCTACAACGGGCGGGCCGATGACATGGACAACGGGCGAGAGCTGTCCCAGCCCGACATCGCTCGGGTCAACTGCTACGACTGGGGCCTGACTCTCCCCGAGTTTCTCGACCATACCGCTGCCGAGTTTGCTGGCAGCCTGCCTTGGGCCTACCTCAACTTTTTCAAGGAAGGTGCCAAGACTGAAGGCGAGGGCCTGAATCCTTGGACCGGAAAGGTGAGTGGCGAGACCCGCTCCCGCTACGACGGCGGCCAGATCTGTTGCCCTCGGAATTTCAAGAAGGTCATGATGATGTTCCCATCCACCAAGCCCGCCGACGGCTGGTGTTTAGACGAGTTCCGCGACCATGCCCCGTCCCGCCTGCCCGATGCGGTGGTCAAGGACATGGCCCTTCTCATGGAGACTACCCTGTCTATGGCCGATGTCATCACCGACATCCGCTCGGGCACCCAGAAGGTCGAGGACGTTCCCGCCCATGAGCAGCCGCCGCTGGCCTTCGCGGCCCTCCGCATCGCCCTGAATGAGGCTGGCAAGGACTACACCACCGCTGTCCATAGCGGCCAGTGGGACTGGGTCCTCGACCTCTTCTCGAAATGCAGCCCCGAGCTGGCGGCATGGATATTCTCAACGCTCGTCGCCCATGTCGAGCCGACCGAAAAGCAGGCCAAGAACGGCTACCGCAACCCGCTTTATGACCACCCCAAGGGCAAAATCCTGAAGGGCCTCGTCAAGTAAACCTCTCATTCAAAGTTAACTCGAAAAAAGAAAGACCAGATACCATGTCAGATACCACTAGCCACCTCGACGCCATGACCGCCGACGAAATCAACTCGATCTTCCAGATCGTGATCAACCCCAGCCGGATCGTGACCACCGGAAAGAATGATGATGCCAAGAAGGCCATTCTGGAGGCCGCTCCGCCGGAGGACCGTGACGAACTCGCCAAGATATTCAACTCGTCGGGCCGATTCCTCCCGACCGCCAACACCTGCCTCGGGGAACTCCGCTCCCTGAACAACGCCATGATCAAGGAGATGGTGAGCGCGGACGATGGCCGGAACTACGACGGCCTCGAAAAGACAGGCCGCGCCAAGACATACATCGGGCAGCTCAAGGACTACGACCGCGCCTTGGAAATCTTCGATACCTACTCCCCCCAGATTGGGGCCTGCGTTTCCAAGATCCGCTCCGAGTGGGAGTCCCTCAAGGAGCAGGGCCGGTTGGAGATGAAGCAATACGGGGACGGTTTCGAGTTCCCCGAGGTCGAGGATTTCCTTGCCAATTCCGATGCCAGTTTCGAGATCGACACGGTCATCACCGACCAGAAGATCTTGAACTCGGCGCTGGCCGAGCAGGCGGCGAGGCTCAACGCCCGTCACAAGGCCGACAAGGATCGCCAGATCCGCGAGATCGCGGGTCGCCAGATCAAGCTCATCCTTGACCAGTTCAAGGCGTGTGAACAGCGGCTCCGCGAGGCTGGCACCGTTGTCGATGGCAAGCGCAAGCGGCTCAAGAAAAACAACTTCGAGAACACTCTCGATGCCGCCGCAAACGCGAAGAAAAAGAACTTCGCTAACATCCCCGAGGTCGAGGTCGCGGCTGCTACCGCCGCCTCCATCATCAAGGATGTGGACAACCTGCCCGACAACCCCGCCGAGCGGGCCGACATGGCCGACGAGATCAACAAGGCCCACACTGCCCTGAGCAGCAAGATGGCAGCCGCCGGATTGCTCTAGAAAATAATTTGAGAATCCCCTTGTAACATACCAGAATCCGAGTAGACTCCAAGAATCATGACTGCTAGCCGCTTCATCAACTTCGACCCCACAGGGTCAAGTCCCCTCGACATCGCCTACCGTAACCTCGGGCGATACCTCCCGCTGAACCACCGCTTCAACCTTCGCGGGGTGAAGAATACGAAGGAGACCAAGTATGGTCAGGCCGATGGCCGCTTCCCCTACCTGAACGAGGAGACTTGCATGACCCTCACCGCCGCCCAAGTTGCCTTCATCCTTGGCCATGAGGACTATCACCTGCTCCTCAACCACATCCAGCGGATGAGGAAATTTGAGGGAGCCATGATGCACTGGCGGGGCCAGAATTGGAGCGCGGCCAATGTCGGATGTGACCTGATCATCAACCCGAGGTTGATCAAGGACAACGAGGCGGCTCGGGGGAAGATGGTCAAGGAGGGGAAGACTCCCTACGATATCATAAAGCCTCTCGGTGACATCCTCATCGACATTCCCGAGCTTTACGATACCCGCGAATTTATCCAGTGTGAGGAGACGGGGGTCTGGAAGACCAACCCCGACAAGGAGGATCTGTCCTCCGAGGAACTGGTAGCGAAACTCGCCCGCCTGTTCCCTGTTCCCCCCATCCCGATCAACAGCAGCCCGTCCGGCGACCAGTCCAAAGAGGACGGTGCCGAGGGGCAGCAGGGCGCTGGCTCCGGCGAGGACGGCGAGGAAGGTGACGAGCAGCAGCAGCAGCAGCAGCAGGGCGGTGGCCAGTCCGACGAGGACGGCGACCAGTCCGGCGACCAGTCCGGCGACCAGTCCGGCGACCAGTCCGGCGAGGACGGCGAGGAAGGTGACAACGATTCTACGGGCAGTGATGGTGAGACCTCGTCCCCCGATGGCTCGGGGGGCGGGGCAACCGTCGGTGAATTCGGCGGAGGCCATGATGATTTCCGAGAGCCTGAGCTGGAAGAGGGCGAGACCCTTGAGGAATTCGATGAGTCGAATGAGGAGGCTATCAGGAAAATAATTTTTGAGGATAAGATCAACGAGACCAAGGGGATTCATGGGACAGGCAGCAGCCGTTTCGCACGGGGCGACCTCGACCGTGAGTCCAACCATGTCCCCTTCGCAGAGCATCTCAGGGACTGGTTCAAGAACCGGACTGACGAAGGATACGACCGCCCCTTCTGCTCCAAGGCTTACCACCGACACGGCATCATCCGCCGCGCCCGAGGGTCCAATGTGGCACGGGAGATCGTGTTCCTTGTGGACACCAGTGCGTCCAACGTGGACAAGATGGGGCCGATGCTCGACAAGATCCAGCGGGTGTTCGATGAGTTCCAGCCCCGCATTACTCACGTTGTCCCGTGCGATACCAAGGTCACCGAGACCCATGAGGTCATGGCCGGAGGCCGCATCCCCCAGAATCTCAGGGGCGGGGGAGGCACCCGCTTCAAACCAGCCTTCGACTGGGTAGAGGAGAACGCCCCTACCGCCGACGGTATCATCTACCTGACCGACGGCTATGTCTTGCAGCATGAGTGGGACTCTCTGGAAGAACCCCAGATCCCCGTGCTCTGGCTCTGCTTTGGATACCACCCCGCCGAGACCATCGGGACCACCTGTTACACTTTCGGGGAGAGGGTGGAAGTTGAACTCTCATAACTAAAATCACCACCACCCATGAACTCAGAATACAACAACTGGAACGAAGAGCATACGGTTATGATCCTCGACGGCCCTATCGTCCGCCCCGCCCCTACTCCGAAACGCGACCTGACCCCCGAGGAGGTTGCCGAGATCGAGGCCCGTGCCAAGGCGATCAAGGAAAAGAACACTCTGAGCGACTGGCAACTGCAACGCCGCGCCGAGATCAGAAGGTGCAGCTAAATCTTAACTCAAGAAATAAAATGTCAACTACCATTACCGAAAACGTCTGGTCTCTACTCCGCTTCTCCTCCGAGGATCAGCGGGTGTGGAAAGCCGACAAGACTGGAAGCCTCTACCTGACCGACCACAGCGGCGACGGGTGTGGGGCACCCTACGGGGACAACGTCGGGAACCCCGACCAGTGCAGTGACGGCCCGCTCAGGATCGCCGTCGAGGAGATCCGAGAACTCAAGATGGCCTACGAGTGGAGCCGTGCATACGGCATCCGGTGCTATGTCCCGTGCTTCGCGGAGGCCCATGAGGACAAGCGGGTCAAGGTTAGCTGCCAGCCAGCCGTGGGCCTGTTCCTTGCCAAGCTACTCAAGGTTCCCGCAACGCTCACCATCGGGAGCGATACCCGAACCAATGACGTTGAGCGGATGGTGGTGCTGCCCTTCCTCGACCCCCTCCCCTATGGCCGCGCCCAGACGTATACTCTCTGGGAGCCTAAGCGGCCCGAGCTAGACCTGTCAGAAGTTAACATAGAAAATAGTCTTTGAGTTATGCCCAGACCCATTCACCATTCCATCAGAAGCGCCTTCGACAACGCCCGTCCCAAGGGTCTCCCGAGTCCCGAGGTAGTCTCCCGAGTCCTGAGAGAGATCAAGGAGTCAATCGAGGACGGCCCCCGAGACTACGCTGACTTCGACTCCTACCAGATCGCACAGGAGATTGACGAAATAGAAAACGGAGATGCCTAAAGAGATTAGAGAGGTTGCCAGTAGCTCTTCCCGTAACCATGAGAAGGCTTACAAGAAACGCCGCCGCAAGAAACAGAGACAACTCGACAAGAAGAAATGCCAGCGAGAACAAAAATGAACCGCAACCGAGCAACCCGCCGCCACAAATCCGCCGCCAAGTATGCTCGCCGCCTTGCAATCAATAGCAAGACTCAGGCCGAGGCTGTGGCTCACAAGCCCTACAAGTTCAAAAGCCAAGGCCGCACCTGCTCTTGTGCAGTGTGCGCCTACAACCGACGACGCTTCCACGGCAACAGCCTTGCGGGTCTCTCTAATCAAGAACGACGCAACCTAGACTCAGCTAATCACAACTACTAAATATGAAGAAAGACAGTGAGACTCCAGAACCCACCCAATTTGAACTGCTCACCGAGGCGCTCCGTGTGAGAAGCCTGACCGAGGCCGAGGCTCTCCGCCGAAAGTTTATGCGTCAAAGGGGTGCAGGAGTTAAAGCGTGGAAACGATTCCTTGTGTCAGTCGAGGTTTTCGAGAAGGCCATGAAGCAGTGGCAGGGAGACGGCGCGGTTCCCGATGAGCCGGAATCTTAACCTGATGAAAGTTTATCGAGTTAAGGATGCGGTCACGCCGTGGCTCGCCCAGTTCTTTACAACCAAGGCAGCCGCGACGAAGGAAGCTAAGTTGCGGACGGCGATGACTAAAAAAGAACATGAAGTCGAGGCCCTTGAAGTCCCCTCCAGCAAAGGAGGACTGCGTCGATTCTGTGAATCGTTATGGGAGGACGCGCTGGTGGAATATGACAAAGTTCATTTCCCCTCTACCCGACTCCGCACTACCGCTGAGAAACTGAGAGAAGACAAATAAAAGAAATGAAGACGAGAGAGATAAGCGAGATAATATTTAAGACAAAGATAGGAGACTACTTCTGGGTGGTCACTAGGTATATGGGTAAGGAAACTCGGCATCCCTTCTTCCCCGAGGAGCCAGAGGAAGTAGACATCTATCACTGCGTTGCCTACCGAGAGATTTTAGACGGTGTGGGGGATTACGCGGGGGTCCGAATTACAGGTGATGAAGACATCGAAGGGCGGCACCTTGAGATGTGTGCAATCTATAAGAAGCGCCTCGAAAAAGGCGGCGAGTGGGAAGGGCAAGACCGCCCAATAAAGCCCCGCTCCCCCGATTGGGAGGAGCAGGAGGATGCCTTTGAGAGGAGCACCAGAATGATGGACGTAGACTACAACTGGAATAAACAAAATCCACAGTAACGCATGACTGCAACCCTCTTCCTGATCCTTGTCCCGCTTATCTTGGTGATATTACTCCGGCGTAACAGAACCGAAAGACATGATTAAAACCATTGGACAAACTGTTAGAACTATGTATAATCCCACCGTGGCTAAAATAATTGATGTCCGAAAATGGTTTCCGAAGATGCGTAAAGGTTGCACCCGTTACGTCATCGAGCAGGAACTGGAGGCCATCGCCAAAGAGAATGCCACACTCAAGCCGAGAATGAATGCCATCCTCTACTTGCTCAAGAAACTGTAACCCCCGATCCAATGGACATGGCAACCTTGACCATCAGCACAGACAATGAATCACAAGCCCGAGTCATCCTCTCACTTCTTACCGAAGCAGAAGAGAACGGGGAGCTGGACTTCTCGTTCGGGTGCCGACTCTCTGAGGTCCGAGAGAAAGTCGAATTCGATCACGCGCTTTAACATGAAAAAAGAACTAGCTATTTACGAAGCGGTAACGCTTACCCTCGCCGCGTTGGTGGGGACACTCTTACTCGTCCACGCGGGCTTGTCCCTTATCGAGTATTTAATTTTTTGAGTTTAGTTGCTCGGGCATGGTGTGTGGGGAGATCCCACAACGGGTTTAGCTAGTGCCCAATGAAACACCCGAGCAACTATTTTTTATAATATATCAGAATGTCCTTGACACTAGCCCCACAGCATATTAAACTCCGGCACCTTAAAACTAACCATGAGCAAAATACTCTACCCTCCGCAAGCGCGAGCGTTCCGGTTCTTTTACCAACGCCTTAACAGTGGCCTCGCCACACTCGACCAGTCTGATATGGGAACTGGTAAGACCCCAGTCGGAGTCAAACTGGCTAAGGCCCTCGGTCGCCCCGTAGCTGTCATCTGCCCCAAGGCCGTGATCCCATCATGGGAGCGCGAGCTAGCCGAGGAGGGCATCACGGCGACGTTTGTCCTGAATCTTGAGTCCCTTCGCAGGGGCAAGACTGGTTACGTTTCCAAGGTCGGGAAGAAGAACTTCAAGTGGCTGTTACCCCAAGATACTTTTTTCTTGGTAGACGAGATCCACATGTGCAAAGGGCCTTGGTCCCAGAACGCCGCTCTTCTGGTTGCGCTGGTTAAGCAGGGATATCTGATCCACGGCATGAGCGGGACCAGTTGTGAAGACCCAACCGAGATGCGACCCCTTGGCCTGATGCTCGGACTCCACTCGGGCGATGAGAAGAAGGACGGTATGCTCCGTTGGTGGCCGTGGATGCGGCGGTATGGCTGCGAGAAAAACAACTGGGGTTCATGGATCTTGGAAGATCCGTTCCACCTGCCCAAGCTCAGGAAGGAGATGTATTCTACCCGAGTCCACCGCCTCACCGTGTCTGACTTCCCGACCTCGTTTAAGGAGAACCGAGTGTTCGTCCAGCCTATCCAGTTCCGCGAGAACAAGAAGATCCAGAAGGCTTATGAGGACCTCGGGGTCACCCCGTCTATTGTCGAGGAGTATATCGAGAAGGGGACGGTGACTGATTCCGAGCATGTCCTCGCTAACATCACCGCTGCCCGTCGATTGGCCGAGGCGTTCAAGGTGGTGGACATCGCTGAGATGGCGGAAGATCTCATGCAGAAGGGTAACTCCGTAGTTCTTTTTGTGAATTACAGCGACACGGTAGACGCTCTCAGGCTCCGCCTGAAGTGTGACCGGATTGATGGGAGGCAAACTGCGACCGACCGCCAGAGAGTCATCGATGAGTTCCAAGCCGACCAGACCCACTGCATCGCAGTCAACGCGGCTGCCGGAGGGACAGGGATCTCCCTGCATGACACTGTGGGAAACCGACCCCGAGTTGCTCTGATTTCCCCGACGTTCAACTTCAAGATTTACAAGCAGGTGCTGGGCCGTATCCACCGGAACGGCGGGAAGAGCGATGCGATCCAGAAAGTGTTGGTCGCCTCTGACTCTATCGAAGAGCATGTCATGCGGGCTATCCAGCGTAGGCAGAGAAACATGAAGCACCTGCACAATGTCGAGTAAGCGCCACTATGTCCGAGAGCTATTCCCTCGCGGTATGCCTATGCTGATTCAGGGAGAGCTTGATCTCGATGAGGACTGCAATCTTTTCCAATGGTCGGGAGGAGGCCACCCTACCGTGGACCCTGATACCTGCACCCTGCATCCTGTCATCGGGGACAAGGTTCTGCCAGCCTCACCGACCCTCGATACCAAGACACGCTACAGTATCGCCATGAGATTGACCGACGTTATCCGAAATAAAACATAATGAGTTTACACCGAGCATTAGAAAAGCAAGCCGCCGAACATTCCAAACTTGAAGCAGAGATCATGGACAACGTGGCCAACCGCAAGTGGACAAGGGAACAGCTTCAGAAGAAGATAGCTTACCTTTACATCATGGGCATCAAGCACGGCATCGAGAACGCTATCGAGAGAGGGTAAGCTAGCGTTCCACTGTCAGAAATCTTTCACGTTCCCCGTGTGCCCGCATCAAGGTCCGCAGTCTCTGCTGGCCTTGAGCTGTTCTCATCAGAGACTCTGTGACGTTCTTGGTCGGGACAGGGTTTTCCATGAACCCTGCGAACAGGAGCTTGGACCGTCGGTCCCCGTATCGGGCGGCGGTCATGGCCCCGTAGATACTCTGGTTCGTCATGCCCAAACCTTTCATGCCGCGCATGGCCTGCATCAGTTTCTGGTTGACCCGTTTCCTGTCAGACAGAACTGACTTATGGACCGCCTCTACGGCTCCCTCGGTCATTCCCTTGGGAGTGAGCAGTTCATTGAAGGCTCGGCCAGCTCTCCGATGCTCGTCCCTTAACTGGTAAACAACTCTTGAGAATTGGTCTTCAGGCTTATAGAAGCGAGGCCGGACTGGCAGGGAGTCATAAACGACAATCCCAAACGGAGAGTCTGCGAACGACTCCGGCGCGTCACCGAACCCTGCCTTGATAGCTTCAATCGCCTTGAGCGGAGTCCGAGGCCCATACGCTTCCCGACCGACATACTTTAGTTTGTTGAGCATACGGATATGCAGCGGCTGCGATGACTCAACAATAGGCATATTGGTTTTCGCATTGCGGTTCTCCATTACGTCTATGATAGAACCCGCTAGGATCTGCTCTCCCAAGTATGGCTGGAGGATAGCAGCGGTAGTCATCTTCTCGACTGCGGTGAACGGCTCTCCCCGAACCATGTGTTCCATGCCCCGAAGCAGGGGGTCCACGATAATGGAGAACGGGTTGAGGTAGGTAAGATCCAGAGAACCTATCTCCCCATCATCAGTCTTCCACAACCAGAAAGTATGATTTCTGAGATAAGGGGGCAGGGACATGCGGAATGCCTCGTCCTCGTCTTCTCCCATCTCGCTCAGTAAGGACCGGAGCAAAGTCGGAACAGCCATGCTCAACCCTCCGGCGATTGCAGTCATCGATAGAACCCGATTATACCCCCTCCGCCTCATCACAGGGTTCTTGGAACGTATGTCCCTGAACCCTCTTTTGTAGGTGTTAACAACGATGCGTGGGACTTCAGCGGTGAACCGGATGAACGGTGCGAATACGAGTCCCCATCCCGAGCCGCTTATTTTTTTGATGATCGGGAGAGCGCGTGAGTATGACTGGGCAGTGTCACCTATGATCTCCGCAGCCTCTTGCTTGAGTTCCAGATCAGACATATTTGCGTATGTCTGCTGGTCCGGCGGAAGCAACCTGTCTGCTTCTTGGGCTTTCCTGAGAATAGCCAGTTCATTCTCGTAGTAACCGATCTTGTAGAACGAGTCCATTGCAGACGCCAGTCGAGCCAGAGTGTTCATCATGCTCGTATACTTAGCCCCGCCCTGCTTTATCAGGTTCTTATCAGAGAGTTTCTTTTGCAGGTTAACTATCTGCTCTTGGACCCCATCGAATGTTTCTTCGCCATTGATGAGCCGGAGCATGATCTGTGAGCGGACTTCGTTACCGAATACGTCCAGCCCCTCAAGCTCTCGTAGGTATGCATTGGTAGCCGCCTTGTTTCCTTTGAGTGCCCTGCGAACACCCTGCCAAGCAGACATCCCTCGGCCCTCGCCTACGTCCCCGCTCCATATGTCCTTGCCAGCTTTCCAATACCCTTGGGCTGGACCGAAGAACAGGACGTTTCCGAGCATGTTCCGTAAGAAGAATCCTACCGAGAACAGGGTCTTGAATCCCATAGCCGAACCTGTCGCTAGCTGGGCTGCTCGCATGGACCCGTGCAAGAGTTGTGACGAAGCGTCATCCCCAGATCTGGGAGTCTGCTGGAACATAGGCCGGATACTATTGTAGATGTCTGGGTGGACATACATCCCAGCCAATGGGTTCAACCCACTATCGGCACTCGTCGAGAGAATCTTTTTGTATTCGATGAACTCACTGTAGTTCTCTCCCAGTGCTTTGTTGTATTGATCCGCAGTCAAGAGCCAAGGAGTCTCCGCCTGCGTCCCCGCCTGTTTCATTTTCTCAAGGAACGACTGGTGTGCCGCGATCTTTGCAACGGTTCCAAACGAATACAAAAGGTTGTCGATGCTGGACTCGGGGAGGTTATTGGCTCCCATGAGATCCGCCAAGGGCTTAGGTATGTCAGACCTCTCCTTGAGGTTTTTCACGATAGCCTTCAGTCCACCAGACATTCTGGGGGCCACTGTCTTGGGCATGCCAGCCAGTTCAAATGCTGACGCGAAGTCTTGGGCCTCGGTCAGTTCTCCCTGACCTCTCCATGAGTTGAGGAACTCTGCGGCCATCTGGAATCCGAGAGATGCTCCTCCGTTAGAGGACTTTGTGTATAAGCGGTAAGACTCATCTTTCGCGTCCTGCAAGGTAAACTCTCGGTTACCTGCATTGTCGCGCATGAGTTCATCGGTCTTGTTTTCAATCCACTGTCCCCGCATAAACTCGATAGCCGCTTCCCTGACCGCTACATCTTTTTCTTCTTTTGAAGTTAAGATGCGCTTCACATACCCAGAGTCAGAGAACATCTGATACCTGCGGGTGATGTAAAGTCCCATATTATTATCGAACTTAGCAATAACATCGTGGCCTCCCCGACCGAACAGGTCTCGGGCTTTTGCGGAAAGCTCATCAGTAAGACGGCGGAGGTCTACGATAACGGTAAAGAGGTCTGGAGCAGTATCGGCTAGTTCCGAAAGGGCAGCGTCCCGACCACCCAGAGCTACCTGTTTGTTGGCCATCCTGCTTTTTTCCAAGGTCTCTTTGAACGACTGTTCTTCTATTTCTGTTTCCGCTCCCTTGCGGGCATCGGCCCTTTTCCTAGCTTCATTGATGCGTTTGTTGAGCCGGTCTTTAGCTTCTTTAATTCTCTTCCTGCTTTCGGAACCCAGCTTGCGGATTTCTTCTGGGGTCTGATTTCCATCAGCCCGCATTTCGCGAACTATAAACGCTATGTTTTCTTTGTCTTTCGCGAACTGGTTTTCCGCGTCCTCGATCTCCTGTGACATGACCACTCTGGACCTCGCCTTGATTTCATCCAGCCGTTTGATGTGCGCTTGCTGAAGATCGTTGTCTGGGTCTGGGTCGATATTGTCCAGTGTTCCCACAGCAGCTTGGATAAGATCCCAAGGAACATCGTCGGGCGAAGAGTAATACTTATCAATCGCGGCGGTATACTTGTCGTGGTATTCCTCGACCATTTTCTCGGTAGTCCGCAAGAACGCATCTCTCTGGCGGGCATACTTCTGAACAGTCGGGTCCGTCTCGCCAACGAACATCTTAGCGAACTGTCTTTTCACTAACTTAAATCCACTACCCGCTCCTGCGACGGGGAGTTCAAGCAGTTCAATGAAGTTTCCGTAGTCAACCTTGTCCGCGTCAAACTCAGATGGAAGATCTGATTCATCCCCGAAGACCCCCGAAAAAATGTATCTCTCGTCTGCTGGATTAAATCTAGCTTCCAATGGAATAAGATTAAAGTCTTCGTCGAGAGTGACTGGTGCTGCTGACTTGATCAGACGCGAATCTCTGACCGCGATGTTCATGTCGTTGTCATCAAGAACTGGGAAGTTACCGTCTACGTCCGTAGCTACCCCGTTCTCTGAAATCAGCATCCCGTCATATTCGCTCAGGACGGCATCGACGACTTGTTGATTTTCCCAGAAATTCCAATGCCCGTTTGCAAGGTTACCTTTGTTCTTTTTGATCCACTCTTCTATTGGGGTTGCCCGCCGGTCGATCACCTCATCTGTAATCTTGAACTCCGTGTCTTTATTCGGGCGGTTTTCATACAGCAAATCAGAATACTTTTCCCAGTCTTTACGCGGGTCGAATAGCTTATCTACTTTTAAGTAGACGGGGATAATCTCCAGACTTCTTGGGGGCGCTAGCTTTCCACTTTCTACGACATTGTGGTTAACTTTGTTCTGCCCAAACTCCCGTGCAGAGTCTACATCAGGAGTAAAGAACGTCAGGTTGGTTGCCGTGCTAGTGCTTACTATATCGGACCCCGTCTTTTTCGGGTCGAAGATGGTCAGCACCCTATCGGTCCCGTGGTAGGCTACCCCGATTTTCCAGCCAGCAGCCCGTGCCGCCGCGTCTACCATTGGGCGGAGTTTGTTTCGGATCTCCTGCCCCTTCAAAGAGTTTATCTCTGGGGCGGGTTTGTCTTCTTCAATCTCATACTCAACCTTGGACCCCCAAGGTTTCATAGCCATGATCAAGGCCGACTGCTCGTCGTAGGCCAGATGTTTTTCGACAAGCTCCATGAACGCCTTGCTCCCCATGCTCTCCTTAGCTTCGTTAAGGACAGACATGTATTCCTTGTTAATCGCCCGAAGTTCTTTGACCGTCGGGTCAGGTAGAATCGACGAGATGGGTTTAAGGAATGACGGATCAGCGGGGAATCCGCTAAGGCCAATGGCCGACGGGAGGTCGGTGCTAAGACCCTCTGGGTCTGGGGGAAGGTTATCTACCTCAACTGCTCCGGCACCAGCTCCATCAGGATCTCCTCCGGCACGGGCGTCGGGTGATCTGGATACTCCAGCATCAGGAAGTCGCTTGAGTCGAACGCTTTCTGTGTAGGATTTATCTCTAGCAACCAAGCTGCGCTCGACTGGTGTGGCCCAGTCTGGGAGGCCATATCCTCCAAATCGCTCCTCGATAAGGTTCCTTGCTTCGCCATCGTCATTTGTTTTATTCCATATTTTACGGGACTCATCAAGAACTGTTTCTTCGACCCCCTTCTTAGCGTAGCTCGCGGCCTCCCGTTTCTGCTCTGCGGTAAAGAGAGTCCTGACTTGCTCCCACGTTATCGACTGAATTTCTCTAGTAGATAAGTTAGTCCCGTCCCGCCCGTTGATAAACGCGGCAGCGTCTTGGTGCGCTCTGAGGAACATGGCGTAGACCCCCATCATGCCAAGCTCGGCGTTGCCACTGCTGCTGATGCCAGTCCCCCCGAAGTTGTGGGTAACTTCATCACTGCCTCCTGCAACCGGAAGCATGAGCGCGGCACCAACCGCGTGTGTGTCCACAGTCCCGTCCATGATATTGGTCGGGTCTGCAATATTGTTGCGGAAGTTTCTGACCTTGTGCTGATTCCCGAGGAGGTCACTGTGGACCTCGGGGTCGTCGGTAAGGAAAGAATCAACCGCCTTTTGGATCTCGGGGTATGAACCCCAACCCACCTTTGCGATCTCGCCGTTCTTGGTCCGTTGCAACTGGACCCTGTTTCCTTCTGGGGTGATAATCGCGTAACCTCTCGGGTGATTCAAATAGTCAAAAGTCCTAACGAACCTAGCGGGTAGCGGACGCATCCTCGCCAGTTCTGCGTTCCTGCGTTTCTTGAACGCCTTGTCACTTTCGCCCTTTTTCTGTGGTTCAGGTTCAAACGAGGCTGCTTCTTCGATGAGCTGGGCTAGGGTCTTGCCCTCCATGATGACTACCATAGCCTCGGCGCTCTTCTTAGCCTGAGCTTTTTTCTTGGCATGAGCCGCCGCAGTAAGCCCAGTCTTAGGAATGTTCTGGGACATCTCGATGAACGCATCGGCCATCTCCTTATCGAAGACAGTTTCCTGCTGTTTAGATACCACCTCCATTACTCGGCCAGCCAAGGACACGTTCTGGAACCAGTCCTTCTGTGGGCTGAGAACCGCGATGGTCGCAGCAGCTTGACCCGTCGTTATGTTGTATCGGGTAGCAAAGTCTTGCGCGATACGGTTGGCCCCCTCATACCAGAGCTTGGCCCGCTCCCTGATCTCAGGGTGCATAGTGTCATGCAGGTGAACCAAGTTCTCAACCATTCCCTTATGCACACTCTCATACACCTCGTCTGCGAGCGGGCGCATCTTATCGAAGAGATCATTCTTGAAATCAGACTTCCATTTTTTGGCGGCGGCCAAAGTAGTCGGCGTGTCTGGGTCACGAACAAACTCGATCAGCCCTCTAACAACTTCCATCTGGGCTTCGTCCCCAGTGTATGGAATTTGCCCTGCCTTGGCCTTTGCTGGGGCAACGTATAGCTTCTTTGCAATCCGCGTAACAAACGCATCAGTCACCTTACGGGCTGATTTTATTTCGCTTATAACGGGCGTGGTTACCTTCGTGTCTGAGAACGCGGCTTTGTATCTGTCGTTCAGATACTTCAGTTCCCTGTAGGCCGCCGTGTCCTCACCCCTCGCCTCAACCGCTCGGCCTTTGCGGTTCTTCCGACCTTTGAATATCTGGTATCCAGCAACGGTGGGCGCGTTGAGGACATAACTTTTCTGACGGGCGTAGTTCTCAAAGGTGCTGTCCTCCGCTCTGTCGCTAGCCCCCTTGCCTGTCGCGGTCCTGAAGCGAGCAGCGGGTTTGATATCCAAAGCAGAAATATCCAATGGCGCGTCCACCGCAGACAAATCTTCTGCCGTATCGACCATGATCCCTGAACCCAAGCCGACTGTGCCTTCGCTTATAGCCTTTTGCCTTACCTCCGCCTTCGTTAGCTTTTTAGGTTGCGGCTTTGCCCTGAGATTAGCTATCTGGATAGTCAGATCCAATACTTCTTCCAGTGCTGTGTTGGCGCTTTCGCTTGCCTTGTCTCCAAGGAGGAGACGTTTGATTATATCAATAAACTCTTGGAATACTGACTTATCGGGTGAGGCGGGTAATTTTCTAAGGAAGTCTTGGAAGTGGGGGTTTGACCAAGCGTCAGCGATAAACTCCTCTATACTGTCTGCGGCGTAGCCAAGTTTCCGGTCGGCGGCAAGCCCGCGATGGAAGACATCTGGGTGCATCCTGAGTTCCTCTTCAATCTGTGGCTTCACCCAATGATAGAGCTTAAACAAATCCCTGATCGGAGCAGGAACCTTGGCCACTGCCTCGGGGTCTTTGAACCTACCACGACTAATATAGTTCACGGGCAGTAGGTCACGTATCTCGGTATCATTGGGCGGTAATTTCCCTTCAGTGACGGCCCGCCCACCATCAGTGCCTTCAGCATACACCCAATTATCTAGTGCTTGTCGTTTGCGTGACGGTCCACCGCTTGTTTTCGAGACTCCCGCTTCGTATAGCTTTATCATGCTGGCTGCGTGTCCAGACTCATGCGTGAGTGACATGCCCCAAGCCTGTGCTGGGGTGAAGTGCCGCCCAAACGGCAATGACGTAGTAATGGAGATTTGACCTTGGGGTCCAGTCGCCGCGGTCCCCCTTAGACCAAACTCAGGCCCACCAGTTTGCGTCTTAAATTTGTGCAGTCTGCTCCGACCAGCTTGGGGACGATCCTCGGGTTCCCACTCTTCGATCCTGCGCTGCTCGGAGGGTGTCAGTTCCTCTTCAGGCTTAATCGCATGCCAAACTACTCTGGTCTTATCAAAATCTTTACGGCCACTCGGACTCATGCCGTTCCGTAAAATAAGCAACGACCCGAGATACCTAGACTTAGTGTCTTTGGGGATCAGGTCGATAACCTCCCCCAACGACATAGACAGACGCATTTCGCCAGCGCCCCCCTCTTCAGGCAATGATTTTTTTGCTGCCTGCCAGCCCTTTGTTTCCATTATCTCAGCGAACTCTGCGTCCCCTTCATCGGCGGGGAACAAATCAGCAGATTCTGGTCCGAACATGATCCCTGAACCCAGAGCCGTTGCCTTGCGCGGCTTGGCCACAATCATGCTCGCGGTAGATGCGTCTTCGTCAATGTCGAGCACTTCAGATATCTCATCCTTGTATGCTTTCAGTGGACGGTGTAGCTGGTAGCCTTTGGAGGTCGGCCCTTCTTTCTTACTCCTGTCGTAATAAACTGTGATGTAGATTTCTCCCCCGTCTTTTACGGCATCGTTCGCTTGTTGGAGAACCCTGCGCCTAGCTCCTTTTTCTTTAATGACGTTAAGAACATTGGACAAAGTTGCAGTATCGGCTTGGCCCCCGTGGATCTTCTCGACCGCTTCCTCAACGCCCTCGGGGCGGGCATACGGGTCATACACATAATTTGTCACCCCCTTGCCTGCTAAGTATTCAGTTGCCAGTTCTGACTTGCCGCCGCCGATGTCGGCATTGACCGTTCCGGCCACCCAGTTTTTAACTCTACCAAACAAAGCCCCCCGTTGTGAAAGGCTGGTATCTTGAGAGCCTATTTTCTGGGTAACGCCTTTGAGATCCCATACATCACTTACCTGTATCCCTGAACCCAGATCCAATGTTCCCTGCTCCAGTGGCTGGGCTGGTCTGCGGAGATCGAATCCCTCATCGTAAGCGTATGCCACTTTGGCTGCATGATACTCACGCATCACTTCCATCAGCCTTACATCTGACATGTCATACAAGCTGTAGGAAATTATTTTGTCGCCACTATGGGAAAAGAACTCTATCTCGTCTTCATATTGGTTATCCCTGATATCTTTCCAACGCTCAAATTCTCTTTTGATCCACGACTCGGGGTCGTTAATCATCCTGCCTATGAATATGTCTTCGATTTCGGTGAAGCCTTCACTGGCGTAGAAATCATAGAGTTGCTTTCCTTCAATGCCGCGCCTGTCGGTAGATCTGAAAAACAAAGCAATGTCAGAGCCTGCCTCATCCATCTTTCTAAGAAGTGCCTTGAGCATAGCCCTGCCTACTCCTTTGGATCTAAATTCGTTTGGAACGACAATATGCCGGAGATAAACATGCGGTTTTATCTCTTGGTCAGGGGCATCTAAGAAACTTTTTGTAAACCCTTCGCGTGCTTCAACAGCGAACGCAGGGAACATGGGGTCTTCCCCCGCTTCGATTGTCTCGGAGATAAGGTCTGTGAAGCCGAGATCGGCTGGGTCTACCGCCGTGTAGACAAGACCAGTAAACTTATCCCGTTCCTGCACTCCCAATGATTCGGCACCCTTGACGGCTTCGAGATTTAGATCCCGACCCGTCAGCGTTATGCCCGATGCAACTGCAAGCTCTTGTTCGTCAGGTTGATCGACGGACTTATTCATCCCCGCTTGTTTCTTGAGCAGCTCAAGGACAGCTAGGGGGTTATCCGCGTCAAATGTTTTAATGTTACTGAGGCTTCTAAAGCCGAGCTTCAGCGCCCTCAGTTCATTAACTACTCTGTTTATCGCCGTGTTAAGTTCTGGAGATATGTTCTTACGGGAACGGTAGTAACCCAATTTCTTCAGGAACCGTTGGAAATAACGGATAACATACTGGAGAATGCTGGGGTTAGTCCGAAGGAAAGCTACGTCTTCTTCAGTAGAAAATCCGTTCGTGGCCCGATCCGCGTGTTGGCGAAGCATTTCCTCCATTACTTGGATCTGAGTGGTTGGGTCTCCAGCCCGCCACTTCTCCTTCATCTTCTCTCTCATCGAGGCAGCTCCCGCAGAGTCATCGCCATACTCATCAATCGCTTTGTATGCATCGGCAATAGTCATCGCGCCGATAATCTCCTGTTGCTCTGTGCGAGTAATCGCAGCTACTGATGCGGCGTGGGCAATCTCTTCGTTAATGACGACCGAGATAATCCCCCGAAGTGTTTCGGGGGGAACTTTTCTCCCCGCGTTCCGACGCTGTAGGTCCACCATTAGCCCGTTTAATTTTTTAGGGTTTATGGTCAGGACTCCGGTATCGTTGTCCATCTTGGCCATCTGAGGGATAGTCTCGCTCACCTCTGTCCTTACTTCAGGTGGAATGACGGCTCCTTTAAGATACCTGACTATCCGCTCATAAGCGTCCCCTTCTTCTTTCTTAGCCGTAGCGTCAACTCCGGTTGCTTCTTGAATCGCAGAAGACAAATCCGCTTGCTCTTGCTGGGCAGTCGAGACCCCCTTGGTAATCGTATGGACTACCGTGTCGGGAGTGATCGGCTCTTTTGGGATCGTGTTTTCCGACACAGGGGTAAACGGGAAAACGCTTTCCTCGATAAAGTCTACGGCTTGCTTGGACTTTTTGTTGGGCAGTGCGAGGAACTCGTTAACCGTAATTAAATCTTTCTTTTTACGACGGCGAGCGCCTGCTTCCAAAACAGAAGAATGCGAAAGATCCAGAACGGCAGAGAACGCGGCATCGAATCTAGGGGTTGCCCCCCGAAAAAACGAGCGGATGGCCATGATGATTCTTTGGAACGCGCTGTAAACAGCGGGTCCGCGATCCCCCGTCATTGTTTTTACAAACTGTTGGAAGTCAGTTGACGTAAGGAAGTGGGCAACGAACTCATCTACGTTTGCCAATGCATCATTGATCCGTGAATCGTTAAACGAGAACACTCCAAGGTTTGGCAGTCTGCTCGACGGAGTAGTGATCACATTCCTTATGGCATACTCTGAACCCATCGCAGCGTAGTCTTTCTTGAGTTCAGAAATAGTGGCCTCCAAAGTTTGGATCGCAGCCGTTTCCTGTGGGGTTCTAGCCGATTCGGGCTTCCCTGTAATGTTAGTTACATAAGCGTGGATAAGCTCATGCAGAAGAGTGTCTGCCAGCCCCCTCGGATTATGGCCATTTATATTCAAGGAGATAGCCGGAGTTCCATCGGAGAGTCTGTCAAACTTGCCCGCGTAAGGTTGATTTGTTTCGTCAATCGACAACTCAATAGTCTTAATAAAATTAGGAGACTGAAGAAGGAGCCGCGCCAGCGATACAAGATGCGTGTCGTATTCTTTCTGAGCGCGTTGCGAAAGCCCAGCAATTCTGTTGAGGGCCTCAATGATAGAGTCGGGGTTTCCGCTCTCTAAGCCCAACGCGGCTATCGCGTCATTGTTGAGCATCTGGACATACCCCTTGCCCATGTTGTGGGGCTGTGACCGAAGAAAAAGAGTGCGAACAGATTGCTTAACGTAATTAAAGAAGTTAAGCGTTTCTAAATCGGTAGCGGGTTCACCCTTAATGTTCTCAACTGTATCTTTAATCAGGGACAGGTAATCCGCGTCAGACTTAGGAGTCCCTTCAATAGAATTAGAAGTAAGCCCCATCAGACGGAGCGCATCCCTGACTGGAGCAGCCATGTCGAATTGGCGTGTCCTTAGTTCTTTTTGAAACAGGAGGCTGATAGAGTTGGACTTAGCGTTGCCCTGAGCCATCCAGTTCACAAGATGACCCCAAAGGGTTTTATTAGTCGTCCGGTTAAAATCAATGTTAGTTGTCTGGAAGACTTCGTTCTGAACAATCCCTACAATCCGACGACGAAGTGCCGAGTCAGCAGTCATAGCTGCGACGGCATTAGCTTGAACTTCTTTATACGCGGCTGTGATCCTCGCTGGGGCGAACGGAGGGGCTATCTCTTCTTGAGGCGGAACGTATGTGTCTTCTGCTTCTACCTCTGGGTTAAAGTCTGGGTCACCTTCTAACTCAGAAACTTCGTCAACAGATAACGTAGACACAAAAGATTCTTTCTGGTGCGCCAACCTAGACTCCTGTTCCGACACATATGCATCAGCAATGCGGCGTCCGGCACTTGGTAATGATGAGTAACCAGAAAAATCTGCCCCTTCAAACAACGCCTCCATTGAACTCAATCGAAGTTCTAACAGCGCAGCTTCAGTAAACTCGGGAGCAAGTTCTCCTTTAGAGGGTGCGAGAAACGGGGCGACTGACTCGTTAGATTCCAGACGGTCCAAGATATCCTGATTGGAAATTTTTTCGTCTGGGTTAAACGGGGAGGTCACCATGCCTTCTGGGTCTGCTAATCCCTTAGCCCGAAGATTAACTACGCGCTCAGTCAACTTGACCAACCTTGTGTAATCTGGTTGCAACGACAACACGCGGTCCATAGGTGTAACCGCAGACACAAGGCCCCCTGACTCAGGGATAACTATATCAGAAACAAAAATCTTGTCGTTAAACTCAGTAAACCTGAATGAGGGGTTTATCTGGTTTTTAATAAAAGACCTTACGTTTTTATCGACAACAACAGGAATCCCACGCTCAAGGAAAGTGAGCATATCCAAGGGGTCGTTGTTAAACATGCCGACGCCGAACCGATTTACGAAAATTTTCCCGTCCCCATAGGCAGAGTTCATGGGGATGTCCCCTTCCAACGGTGAATAAGAAATACGAAGGAACTTACTTTTGATTCCTTCAGCAATCTTTGCATTTGCCGAGCGGATAAACGCATCCGAAGTGGTCCGCTGATTAACGGGAATCCCCAGTCTTTTTAGTTTAGCAGGCGTAATGACATGTCGGAACCCGCTTGCTATAAGATTGTCAATCGCTTCGATTTCATCAGGGGCCTCAGTGACTTCGTCCAAGGTAACGTCCGAATCAATCTTGAGATTTGAAAGGGCTTTGACTCGGTCTTTGAACGCTTGCCCGATCAACTCTTCAGCTTGTTCTGGACTCACCGCTTTTCCTTCTTGGACACGTTTCCGCAAAGCCCGACCGACCGATGATTCGCCAGCAACTTCAGCGGAAGAAGCCTCACGGTTCATCTTAACGTAAAGATCTTTTGCCCGATTTATTTCGGCAACCCGCTTCCCGAATCTTGCTTCGATTGCTCCTGCTTCGCCCACCCTGCGGGGGTCTAGTATTTTAGACCGCTGCGGGGGCAAGGCTTCTTCGATAACAGGTGGCGCGGGGGTTGGAGAAATAAGATCCCTTACAGATTGGTGGTCTGCATTTTCTACATAGCTAGATGAACCAGCAGGCATATTCATCCGGTTCATCAGAGCGCCTTTAATTTCCATCGTGGCTGGGTTGGCGTTCGTAGCTACGCTGGCCTTGTCTGCCATGACATCAGCAATAGCTGACGCTACGGAATCGGGGTTGACCTTATCCTGCAAAGCCAACTCCATTTGAGGGTCCGAAGTAATACCGGAGGGGAGCGGAGTTTCAGTTTCTTCCGCCGCAGGCTCTTCCTCGACAGTCAACTGGAGCAGGTCGTTGGGAGCGATGTCTGCCCTAGCGTCCTTCCGTTTCATGTCGGACACGGCTTCTTGAAATGCCTTAGCCGTTATTGGTGACCCGTTCGCGTTGAGATCAGCGACGGCCTCATTGATGATGTCGTCATAAAACTGAGCCATTTGGTTGGACCTAGTTATGGCTGGCCGGATAGATTTAAGGCCGAGTTGAACCGCCGGAACAGAACCACCCATTACTCCTCCCAAGGCAACCGCATGCCACGTTTGCTGCATCCGCTCTAACATGGGGGTGTCTTCATGGAGAGCGACATCGGTTATCATGCCGTTGACAAACTCATCAATCCCTTCCTCAACTCCTTCGTCTACAACATTCTTGGCTACACCTTTGAGACCACCAAAAGCATACTTCTTCATAGTAGCTTTGATAGCTTTCTGGGCAGAGCTAAGGAGGTCACCGTCCAGACGCCCAGTGATGCCTCTGGCTACAACCCGCATATCTTTTGGAGTCAGTCCTTTAAGAAGGGCATCTTCAAGGCCCCCCTTACCTATAAGAGAAAACGCCGACGTAAGGACGCCAGTAAATGTTCCTGCCATAAGCATGGCCCCTAAAGACCTGTCGTGCGCTTCTTCTTCGGTGATGTCGGGGTTCTGCTTTAACTGGTTATACACGGCCCCGTAAGTAGCCGACCCTGACCTAGTAGCCGCAGGAATAAATACAGCGGGAGCAATACCTAGTTTTTGGGCGAGGGTTCCGTTGTATGTCTTCAGTAATTGGACTGCTCCCTCGGGAGAACCTTTGACTAAGCCTTTTTGAATAAGATCTTCAGCTTGTTCAAAGGCGGATTTCCCTGCTTGGCGTCTGAATTGGTTAGACGTAATTGCTTTTACAACGCCCTTAGCCGCGAGGCTTGCCGACGTTTTCCCACCCGCTTTCAACGAAGCATAAGCAAGTGCGCCAGTTCCACCTATGGGAGCGGTTCCGACCGCCAAAAGACCAGTAGCCGCTACATCCATAAGCATGGGGAAAGCTGTTTCGGCTACGTCTTGAAGGAATGGAAAATCCTCCCCGAACACAGACGCCAGTTGCCTGCGGTCGGCATTTTTCTGAGACACAGAAGCCAGATAATCTTTAGCCGGATCGAGTCCAAAAGCCGCAGCCACTCCAGCAAAGGGGAGCAAGAACCCATTAACAATGGATGCCTTCACGCCTGCTGCCCGTTCTTTGAAAACATTATAGTTGTCTTCGTCCGCTACGAAACCCTCAAGAATCTTGTAGTCGGGAACTCCCGCCCTACGACCAATCATAAGAGATTGGTTCCAGTCCTCGGACACACTGTCTTGTGACGACAGGAATTTGTCCATAGTTGTGAACTCAGACTTGAGGACATTCACACGCTGTTTATCGAGCATATCCTTAACGCTCGGGCTAAGGTTGGGGTGCGCTGCTAGTGTCTTGTCATAAACGTCTTTGTTTAACATCGCGGGTAGCGGCATGGACGGAAGTCCGAAACCACCGAACCTCAAGTTCTTACCCACTTCGTCGTCCTTGTCGTAGGACTTAAACATTTGTTTCTGCATCGCGTTATCATGGATAATCTGCTTCATCGCAGCCTCCATGTCTTCGGGACGCATATTAAATTTAAGCGCATACTTAGCCGCGAGTTGGCTATGGTCTATGCCTCGGGCTTCTTCGACTGCCTTTCTCCGTTGTTCAGCTTTATCAAAGGCTTCCTCTTGCCCCATGATCCGGCTTAGTAGGCTTCTTCCAAATCTAGGAACAGCTTCCAGCGTCTTTAGAATTTTATCCCCCGTATCAAATTCTTTTTCGGCTTGTGCAGTCGATAAGCCATCAAGCTGAATTGCAAAATCGGGGTTCTGTTCCCGCTCTTCCTCAAGTAAGTTAACGGCGCTTACTATCTTTTTTAATTTGTAAAGCGGTAGCTTATGCCCGTCAGGGGTTTCTAGCTGTGGCATAACCGAGAGCGCATCCCGCATGGAAATGTTTGCTCTGGACGAAGCCTTCAGGGCGCTGACAAGGCCCATTTTTTCGGCGTTCTCTCCTACAAGGATCTCCCCATCAGATAGCCTCGCAATGGGGAGTTCTCCTGACTCGACCTGTGACCGGAAATTTTCGTCTTGCCGCGTGTTTAACGTGGATTCTACTTTTTCTTTTAGGGGCTGGAGTTCTTCCAGATATTCCGCAGACGGGGCTTCTACGGAAGACGCTTGCAAGTAGTCCTTAAAAGACTGCTGGTCTGGGTCGTTGGGAGAAAGCGACTGGTAAAACGATCTCGCCCGTTGGTCAAACGAACTGCCTTTTTCGAGGTCAGAAATCCTCTGCTCAATTTCTTCTGCGTTCTCCCCGTCAGAAGAAAGAATCCCTTCTTGTTGCAAAGAAAGGGTAAACCCTTCTTTGATCTGACCCTCCACTGTTGGGTTGTAAGCTCTTGCCTTAATGTATTCTTCCCGAAGATAGTCTCCGTATTTCAAGCGGCTTTCGAGAGGATCATCATAGGGATTCTCGGAGGACCATTCAGAAAAACCAAGTGGCGTAACAGGTGGGGTATCAGATTGCTCTGTCATAGCAGATGCGATGGGATATGTGTTTATGAAAAACTGCTTACTTTAGAAAATGGCTTCCAGCGTGGCCTCCTGCGGGGCTTCCAGCGTGGCCTCCTGCGGGGGCAGGTGTAGTCATCTCGGGCATATCGGCAAGGTAATTAGCCGCTTTTATTCCGAGCGCGTTAAGGAGAAAACTTTTCCGTGAGGCCGCGTCAAAAAAGTCAGTCGTGTTATACGTCTCCAGTTCTTTTGTCCCTGCCAACTGACGGTCGGCAATACCCTGCATACGCATAATTTCGCTCTTATTAAGGAAGAAAACGTCTTCCATAGAGGCTGACCCTATTTCGGCGTCGTCACTAATGCCCGCGCTAGTCATGTCTCCAAAACCGCGAACTTGGCTAATATCGTCTTTCAAGAGAGCGGCCTCGGCAGCCCTTTTCTTGGTGGCTAATGTCGTTCTTAGCCTTTGGCTGTCAGATTGACTCTGGGCTTCAGCCTGAACAATAGTAGCTTCCTCTTTTGGGGTAACAATCCCGTCCATTCCCGCAATCTCCTTTGCCGCAGGGACGTTCCCGAGTCGGGCTGCTTCCGTCATTTGTGGCATTAACCTGTCTTGCTGTGCTTGAGTTCCTTGAACTGATTGTAGCGCACTGTTAAACAGTCCGTTAAATAGAGAACTTCCGGCTACAAGCGGGGCCTTACTAAAGAGGCTTTGTCTGGTCCGATTGATAAACTGCACCTTATCAAAGGAACTCATATCAGAGTTAATCCCTTCAGACAAAGTGGAAGACACTTCTGCAATGTGGTCGGCTTCTTGCCGACGCCTGCGATTTTCTTCAGCGGCCTGTTGATATCTAAGATTAGCTGTGCGGGCAGCAAGTTCTTGGGCCTGCATTTGCATCATCGGCTTATCGTATTCTTCATACAGATATTCAGACATGCGGGTCGATATCGGACGCCCAAAATGATCCCCCTTCAGAGGAGCAATATCGTCATTATAAGATAGCGTAGCCATGATATTACGACCCGATTGCTTTTTCTCCTTCTTGTTCCATCATTGCTGATTTCCTTCTCCGCTCAAAAAAAGCAGCCATTTCTCGTTTTTTGCGTTCTTCTTGCAAGACATCAGCTTGTGACTTTAGTCGAGGCTCTGTGCTCATGGCGGCGGCGGATCGAAGCGCACCCGCTTCTCGTCGGTAGCCCATTCCTTCAAGCTCTCGCGCTCTACGACGGGCGGCTCCGGCTCTGGTTCCCAGTTGACGGGGGGCGTCTTTTAAAGACCCTACAGAACCACTCAGGGCCGTGTTGGTTCCGAAAGGTCGGGACTGCATCTCTGCAAGTGCATCGAGGCCCGGTGTAGCTATGTATTCACTAGCTTCAGGAGACCGAAGATAGTCTATGCGGTCTTGCTCTTTACGCTTTGCAGCGTCTTGCAACATCTGCCTCCCGATACGATTGAACTGGGCAGGGGTAGTGAGACCTTGGTCAACCATAGACTCCCTGATTGACCGCATAACATCATTCCGCTCATCAACAGTGATTGAGTCATTCCCAATCGCCTGCCGCATCATGTTCGCGTAATCCATTGTAGTTGGCGGATCGTCTTCAAGATAAGACGGGTCCAACATAACGGGAGACGTTTCGCCGTATATGGCGTCTCGCGCAATCGACTTGCCGTAATCAGCAGCCCCTGTGTCAGGGGTTTCGGGCATCATCTTGTTTGGGCCACCCGCAAGGAATCCTTGCTCTCGGTCAAAGAATAACGAGCGTTCTTCTTTTGAAAGAGCTTCGTCGTTGTCGGTGTCAAACATTTTGACTAAGTCCCCCGACTTAGCGGCCTTGAGAAAGGCTTTCCGATCTTCTTGGTCAAAGAAAACTTTGTTTTTGTCTTCAGCAATTTGCGCTTGCTGGGCAGCCCGTTGCTCTACAAAAGGAGAATACTTGTCTTGGAGACCCGTAACGAGGACTCCTTTTTCAACTTCTGAAAATTCAGGGTCGTCTGCCCGCCCTAAAAAATAACGGTCGTCTGAGCCAACAGGTTTGTATTCAAGCCCCTTCAGGTATTTGTCTCTACCTTCCTTGCCCCTAGCTTGAGCAATACGCAATACCGTTGGCGCGCTAAACCCGAAATCAGTTTTTGTTTTAGGGTAAACAGCAGGGGTTCGGGTAACCCGCTCAAGGTCTTCTTTTGTCCCCATCAAACCTTTAGTGGCGGCATACACAGCTCCGCTCGCAGCAGTGGGGTCAAGGAAAGCAGTTCGGGGGTCGCCTATATACTCGTTACCCCCTGTGATAGCTCTTATGTCTTCTTCAAGAATATCCCTTTGGCCTTTCTGAACCAAGATCCGGTCTCCTAATTCTACCGCAACTTCTTGTCCTTGGGCATTAACCTTCGTTAAGCCTGCGTCAACGTCTGCTTGAGTCGCGTCACGATAAGTAGAATCGGCGGGCCTGAAAAATTGTTCCCCACCAAAATCAACAAATCGTCCTGTGGTCCCCACGGCAGCTTGGCCTGCTGATACAACCCCACCCAGCTTGGTTGCAGCCCCCAAAGCTCGCCGCAATAAACCTCGGGGTTTCTTGGTCTTTTCTTTCTTGGGCTTTTCTTCCTTCGGCTTTTCTTCCTTCGGCTTTTCTTCCTTCGGCTTTTCTTCTTTGCGTGTTTCCTTCTTAGCTTCGGCGTCGGCTTGGGATTTTTTTAAGGCGTCACGCCTTTCGCGTCCGATATCTTCAGGGGTCTTAACAGGTGCTTTTGCAGTAGTAGGCTGCCCCATAACTCGGGGCTGCGCGGAAGAAGTAGCTCGCGGCAATGGGCGAGGACGACCAAGAGAACCAGCAGCTCCAGCGGGAGACGGAGCCGACACAGGCCGAGGGGCAGGAGCAGGCGTGGCAGGGCGGGGGCTAGACGGGCTGCCTACAGGAAATGGGCTACCTCCACCAGCAGGGGGAGCGGAGCGGGGAAGCCCAGCTTGGATTCTAGCGGCTTCACGCATCATAGCCGCTCTTTGTGCGGCCTTGATGGCTGCTCTTCTTTCTGCGTCAGTCATGCCTCTTATTCTTTTTTATTTTTAGGGACTTTAGATCGGCGGCGGCTACCTACTGGTCTGCGGTTCCCAAACCCTTTGTCAGAACTAACTACCCCGCCTCGCCCATAAGTTTGCAGCCCTGTTCCGGCTGCACCAGTGCCAAGCCCTTGAGCTGAGTCAAGGCCTTGAGCAGAGTCAAGTCCGCCAGTTTCGAGTCCCGTGTCTTCAAGTGGTTTTGTTTTGTCCGCTGCGGTTTTTAACGCATCATTACGCGCTTGTTCAGTAGGGTCTTTAAAAACCATTGGGACATCATACTCATCTTGCCCTTCCTTTAGTGAGGTTAAAGTCTTGTCATCCATGACTAACCCCGCGTCTACAAAAGCCTTATCAAATTGCTCGGAAGAAAGTCCTACTCCCTCACGCTCACGGCTTTGGAGATCGCGATACTCTCCAAAAGAAAGGTCACCTTCTTTGGCCTTACCCATTACAAGGTCAAATAGTTTCCGACGTTCTTTTGTCCGCTGTTTTTTAGGGTCTAAAGGAATTGAAACTTCTGGCCCTGACGGTGCGGAAGGGGTGTTATATCCCGCGAGAGACTGAACACTACTTGTAAAAACAGAAAGCGGGCTTCCTTTTGGGGGTTGAAAAAACCTAAAACTAGACATCCCAAACGACTAAAATGCGCGTTAAGAATATGAGTTAAGGGCTGAACTGTCAATCCAGCAAAACCGCATTTTGGTTCTGTAACGCCCGACCTAACTGTTTAATAGTCCGTCTTTTAGGTGGGCTGTTGTTTGTGCCTTTTTCAGGGGGATCAACGGCAACAAGCCCTAACCTTTGGCGGGCGCAATCTAGCGCCAGAAATGCCGCATCAGCAAGGTCGGGGCTGCGTCCGAAGCGGGCTTTGAACTCAGGTTTAGATTCAATTTTTACCCGCAAAGTCCCACTCTTTACCATGTCATAATTACGGCTGGTAATCTCTTGGGCTAAGTCTGAGCTAACCCCAAAGACTTGACGAGTCCTCATTAGTTCTTTCCCCACAAACCAAAGCTCAGAGACTCTGTTTACATATAGCTCTGTCCCTACAGAGCGGCTGTTGGCGCTGACTCGTTTGTCGCTAGCTTTCCCCCCAAAACCTACCCGAAGGAACCCGCTTTCCCACTCGCCAGACAACACATCGCAAAAAGGTGCCCCCGCCCCAGTAGCATCAACAGCTACGTTTTCGACAGATATATTATGTTTAACACAATAATTTTTAATCTGCCTAACAATTTGATACGTTCTTGGGACCGCTTTATTTGTAGCGTCGTCGTTCAAATGAACAGCATCTCCAAACTCAATGACATACTGCCCTGATTTGTCATACCCTACCGAAGCTGTGTAAAGGATTGTCCGGTCGCCTCCGTTAGTAAAAGCGGGGTCGATTCCCGCTACACGGACGGGGGTTCCTTCCCACTCGACCTTGTTCATGGCTTTTGACATGGATAGCTCGTTCTCCCCATAAATTCCTGTTGTCTCGTCCGAGTCGAAAAATATAGCGCGAACCATCCGCATGTATCCACGGGACTCAGGTCCAAGCAGCCCCTTATCTTCGTCAATCTTTTCCTGAGTAGGGAGCCAAGGGTAGAGAACTTCTCCAGCGATTATGTTGGGGGAGCGTTCCCCATCCAACCGAATGTAATCACCTCCCCATTTAGTGGGCCACCCATCCTCTAGGCTAGTGTCAACCGAGTCCCACCCGTTGATCGGCTCTGACCATATGCCGAAAGCATCGAATCGACTGTTAGGGTTAGACATGCCGATCAGTTGGAATTCAGGGTTCTTGGACAAGTTGGATAGCCCCGCCTGAAGAATGGCCTCGGATAACTCAGAAAGCTCGTCCCCGATCAGGATCACTCGTTTCTGCTTTATACCGATAAACTTGCCAACGGCCTCCCTCGTCTTGCTCTTTTCCGCCGCGATCAACGAAATGCCCGCTCGCTCAATGAGCGTCCCTTTCTCATCAATGTAAGCGGCATTACCAATCGAATCCCGAATCTTAATCGGGGCACCATCAATCACAGACAGCAAAGACATGACTGAACCCCAGATCCTCTTGCGAGCCTCACGCAGTGTGGTCGAAGTCATCAATACAAGTGTGTCCTTGGGTTTGGACAACCAGTTGATAATGCCCCACGCAGCCATCGTGTGCGACTTGCCAGAAGACGCAGAACCGCCGATAGCCAAATATTTGTTGTTGAGTGCCGCCCAAATCATTTGTTCGGCCCACGGGTGTTTCACCATTAACTTTTCAGGAAGATCGTCGTGATTCCACAGCTCGTCGCATATGCGCCAAAAATAATATTCTTTCGCCCGCAAGTGTTCGTGGTTTGCAAAGCCATACAACAAAGCGGTGATAAGACTGGTCGGCGGAATGAACAACCCCCCTACATCCATGCGTTTTGTTTTGCTGTCGATTCTCGGTTCGAGTATCTGCTTGATGGAAGGATTGCTTACCGCCATAATCAAATACACAGATTACGTCTTAACAAAGTGCCTGACAAACCTAAAGACAGCCTCCAACAACGAGCTTTGACGATGTATAAAGCGGACTGGAAAACAGTTTCCATCGCTAAAGAGCTAGGGGTTCACCCCGGCACAGTGCGTCGGTGGTTCAAAAAGATGGGGATTCCAGCAAAAAAGAACGGACTACAGCCGCATGTAGACATTCCCGAAGAAAAACCCGCTGACGACCTAGCCGATGCAATCGACCAGCAACTAGAGTCTACTACCGACGAAGCAATTCGTCGCGCAAGCCACGACGCTCGGCAAGAGGAAGATGAGGCAATTCTTGAAATCGCTGAAAGGCAATCGAGTCCCGCTGATAAATACCAGCACTACGCGGCGGCAACGGGGATAAAGCTCATGCGGGACAGCGTGAAGAACTTGCGCCCCGCCAAGACAGTCCGCGAGTTGTCAGAGCTTGACCAGTTTATCCGCAGAAACCTCGGCTTGAACGCCAAATCAGGGGGTAGCGGAAAAATGCAAATCGACATTTCTATCCTCAACAACACGAAAGCAGATCGAGGTGACGGGGCGGTTAAACCGATTATTGACTTAGACTGATGATTTACGATTTTGACTCTGGGGCACCTGAGTTTAGTGGGGCGCACTATGTGCCGTCTGACGACCCATACTTTTACCGACAAGTTGATCCGACTTGTTACGAAGGGTTTTCGGAATCTCCTGAAGGCGGAAAGAAAAACGGGGTGATGCTGTTCAGTGAACTAAAAGACGCTTACATTGGTGTTGTTGAGCACCCCCGTAACCCTCCGGTTGCTTGCTACTCAATAGCAGGGACTAAGATTATTCTCAAAGAGAAGCACGGGCTAAATGAAAAAGAAATTGAACTGGCGCTTGACCAACTGAAGTCGTGCGACCTCGGGCCAAATACTCCCTGCTTTCTTGACTCGGATACTTTAGGGGAATGAAAAAATTGTTCCAACAAAAGTCGGTCGAGACAAACCCCACAGTCTTGATAAGAAAAGAGAACCCATTGAAAAATGATTTCTTTTTTATCCACAAGAAATTAGTGGGGACATTTTTCAGGGTAATACCTGCAACTGGAAAAGAAGTCTTCTTCATTCAGGGGCTAATAAAAAATGCAACCGTGTTTACTCCTGAATCAGGGAACGGATTGATAATCTCTCCTTCTTGTTTAAAAGGGATACAAGAATGATCGTCGGCATCGACAATGGGCTAGACGGAGGGCTTTGTGCTATCTCTAAATTTGACGGAGGCATCATCGATAAAATTGCTATGCCGACAATGCAGCGCAGCAAAAAAAGAGAAGTTGACGCGGCAAAAATAAACAAGTGGTTGGTAGATCTCAACACGCCGTTCACGCTGGCAGTAGAGGAACCGCTAGCCCACGCGAAGAGTTCGCAGGCAGTCCGTTCAATGGCGTTGAGCTTTGGAAAGATTGTCGGGATGGCCGAAATCAAAGGCTACGACTTAATGCGCGTCTCTGTCCATAAGTGGCAAAAACAAATACTAGGTAACATCCCAAAGGGAATGTCTAAAAAAGCGGCCCTTGCTACAGCCGAGCGGCTTGCTCCAGAAGAAAACTGGTTAAAAAACAAACGATGCCGAACTCCTCACGACGGAATGATTGATGCGTTTTTAATTGCTCAATATATTTTGACAGGGCGACAAAAGCAGATATAGTCCGGCCCATGCCAGATAGCCATTCTGATCGAGACCATGCCGAATTTTCGCCCTCTGCCCTGAAGTATATCGCGGGCTGTTCTGGGTTCCACGGGAGAAGTGGGACGAATGCCGCCGCAGAAAAAGGCACAAGGATACATGAGGCGTTAGAAGTTGAGAACACATCCAACCTTCAGAGCGAAGAAGAAATTTCTATCTATGAGCAAATCATGGAGGAAGAAAAGGCGTTCCTTGCTAACTACGCCCAGAGCGGAAGACTGCTGCAAGAGGACTTCAAAGAGATCCAGTTGACCGTTGAACTGGAGGGGACAGAAACTTGGGGGACATGCGACCGCCTTACTGTCTTCGACGACAACACGGCGGTTCAGGCTGATTACAAAACGGGGATCTCTATGATTGATCCACCGGAAAAAAACTGGCAGGCCCAAGCCTACACCGTCGGCAGCTTTCAGAAGTTCCCTGAGCTGAAAGAAATTACATTTGTGTTTTACGTCCCCGTTAGAAACGAGACGCTGTTTCACACGTTCACTCGGGATGATATTCCTGCGCTTGTCAGGAAGCTATCGGAGACAATTAAGAAAGCAGAGAAAGTCCGACCTAAATGGAACGGCGGCACACCGGAACTTTCCGATCTAACTCCCACCGTAAACTGTAGGTTCTGCCGCCACGAAGATGCCTGCCCTGCGCTAGGCGGGTTAGTCGTTTCGGTTGCAAAGAAAATCAACACTGAGCTACCCGACGTTGACCTCGACGAAACAGACGATCCAGAGGTCGTGGAACAGCTATGGGTCATCGCAAAGATGGTATCGAACTGGGCTGACCGTTTGAAGAAGCGAGCCGTCAACATGGCTAAAAACGGAATCGAGTTTCCAACTTTACGTCTCCGCAACATGGGGGCTACAAAGAAGGTAGAGAACAATATGGGGCTGGTAGAACTTGCTGAACAGTTCGGGTTGGATAAGGACGAAGTGCTGGAGACGGCTAACCTCCCCCTTGCAAAGTTGGCAAAAGTGGTAGGGGACAAAGTGCCAAAGGAAGACCGGAAAAAAATTTCTCAAGAATTTGTTGACGCCTGCGTTGAGCAAGGTATTGTCACGGCCACTCAGGCGAGGCACACCCTCTCCTAAACAGAGAAACAGAGAAACAGAGAAACTATGGCAAGTATAACTAAGGCCGCACCGACGGAAATCATGTCTCCTGCGAGCATGAATATCGAACCAACGGACATCGAGATTCCACGAATCAACATTGTCCAGAAGACATCGGACATCGACGCTCCTTTTGGGAGTATCGTGATCGACAAACAATTCGTGATCGCTGAACCGGAGACGGTTATTTTGGCGGTTCCGGTTTCAGTAACAAAGGGGTGGCGCGAGGACATCCCTTACGATGACGACGAGATTCCGCGTATCGCTAACTCTCAGGAGGAGCGGGATGAAATCGCAAAGACTTCGGAATACCCTATTCTGGAGTTTGCAGACATCACGTTGGCGATTGAGAAGCCCGAGAAAACAAACGCGGCGGCGGCATTCCCGTTCCCAATCGGGGGTAAGTTTTATGCTCTTGGCCGCATTAACACGGCAAAGGATGCATACCGTCAGACGTTCAAGCGTCTGGCAACCTTCACAATGTTTAACCCTGATACTCCCCCCTTCACCAGATACTGGGACTTCGTGTCCACTCTTATCTCTAGGGGAAAGTATTCGTGGTATGCACCATCTCTGTCGTTTACCGCTCCCGACGAGGACTCCGAGTCCGAGGCTACTGGGGTGGAGACCCCCGAGGATATTCAGAAATTCGCCGCTAACTTTGGAAGATAATGAGTATGCTCGACGAACAAGTAGTAGAGGAAGAGATTGCGATGCTCACCGGAATGCTCGCGGAGATTGATACCTCGATTCAAACTGCGAAGGAGAATAAAGATAAGCTCTCCACCATTCGTGCCGCGTTGATTAAGTCTATTGGCAAGGAGCTTCCGGTTGAAGACAAAGATCAACTGGACTTTAGCCTCGTCGTAGACGGGGAAGAAGTTGAGGCTATATCGGAGGGGGACTAATAAGATCAGGCATTGCGGCGGTGGGCTTTAACGATCCCTCTGGTTATTATTGTCGCCTTGGTGGTAACCGCATAAAAGCCACTACACTTAAAACCCCTCACTGGTTCGGTTCATTCCAGTGGGGGGTTTTCTTTAGCTATGAAAATCTACGCGCTCGATTACGAGACCTACTACGACAAACGGTGCAGCATCAAGACGCTCGGCCCGTTGGGATACTTTTCGCACCCTGACTTTGATGCCTACATGCTGACCGTAAAAGGAACCGATGGAACTGAGTTCGTCGGGCACCCCAAGGATTTTAACTGGAATTTACTTAATGGTAATACGGCACTGAGCCACAACGCAGCTTTTGATGAAACCTTATATTTATATGGCACTACCAAAGCGTGGTGGCCAGAAGTCCAACCAGCCGAGTGGCATTGCACGGCGGACCTTGCGGCGTATTGCCGCCTTCCTCGGTCGCTTAAAGGAGCGTCTCATGCAGCTTTTGGACTAGAGATCGACAAGACTACCCGCGACAACATGAGCGGGAAGAGGTGGGAGTCGATGACGGAAGAGTTCCGCGAAGAGGTCAGTGCCTACGCGATTAAGGACGCCGAGCTTTGTTTACGGTTGTGGGAGGAGTTTGGTGACCGCTGGCCAGAAGAGGAACGGGTTATCAGCACCCTGAACCGGAGGATCTGTCAGGGAGGAATCCCTATTGACACAGATCTTTTGAGGAAACAACTGGAGACCATCAATGAGAAGTTGTTTGAAGCCGAGTCTAACATCCCGTGGTTGGGCAGTAAGCCACTCCTTAGCCGCGCTGCTTTTGACGAGGAATGTCAAAAAGTAGGGCTGGAGCCTCCAGCTAGTCTGGCGAAGACAGATCCTGAGAGCAGGAAATGGATTGAATACAACAGCAAAAAACACGATTGGATTGAAGCTACCCAGAACTGGCGGAGAATAAACGCACTAAAGAAAAAGGTCGAAAGTTTCGATGTGGCGACCATGCCCGACGGAAGATACTACGGAGGCTTTATGTATTTTGGGGCGCACACGGGGCGGTTCAGTGGGAGCGGCGGTAATCTTAATCTTCAGAATTTGCCACGGGACGAGATGTTTGGGATTAACCTCCGCAACCTCATAGCAACAAAAGAAAATAAGAGGTTAGTCGTGGCAGACTTGAGTCAGATAGAAGTGCGGACACTTTGCTGGCTCGCGGGGGACAAGGACATGATGAAGGAGATTGAGGAGTCGGATGATATCTACGAAGCGTTCGCGATTCGATTCGGGGCATGGAGCAAAGAAAAAGGGTCACTAAAACAAGACCCCAAGCTACGCCATAAAGTCAAAGCTATGGTTCTTGGTTGTGGCTACGGAGCAGGTAAGAAGAGATTTGCGGAAATGTCTGGCATGGAACAACGCGAAGCTAACGCAGCCGTGGATATGTATCGCGACTCAATGCAAAGCGTTACGAGGTTATGGAGAGATTACAATGAGGACATCGTAGGGGCCTACAACTTATCTGATAAAATACCCACGGCGTTTACAGTGGACTTACCAAGCGGGCGGACCCTCGACTATGGATTGATAACTGCGACTAAAGTTTCAAAAGGCAGACTTGAATACACATCGTTTTTTCCTAAAGGGGTTAAAATGGTGCCCGTTAAATTGTGGGGTGGGTTTATTGCCGAGAATGCTTCACAAGCTCTGGCCAGAGATATTTTTTCGGACATGCTTGTCAGGATTAGCGCGGCGGGCCATAACGTCATTATGCATGTCCATGACGAAATTGTTGTTGAAGCAGATGCCGATACGGCAGACGAGGATCTTAAAGACATAATTAAAATAATGTCTACCCCACCGGAATGGATACCCGATATCCCCCTTGACGCCGAGGGGTCAATTCTAACGCGATACACAAAGTGACCTACCGATATATTGAAAATCTACGAAGCTCTACGGCAAGGAAGTCAGCCGACTTGTCGAAGTTAACCCCGTCTATCCCTAAGTTTTCTACGAAAGCAGAGTATCGTGCATGGTGTGCTGACGCCAAAACTAAACACGTATTTTACTCAACAGTAGAAGGACGCGCCCCATCGAAACGGGTGTCTACTGATAACCCACTCAACAAGGTTTATGGTATTGTTGCTGACTACGACGCTCCCGTTAACTGGAGTTTAGTAGACGGAAAGATTCAAACTATATGCGCTAACAGTCTCCCAACATGGCAAACTAAAACACACAGCGGGTATATCCGACTGGTCTGGGAGTTTGAGCAAGGGGTTCCGATTTCTCCCGATATGTTTTCGGCGTTTGCCAAGGAGATGAAGAAGATACTGAAGCTAAACAAAATTTTTGCAGGCTTCGACGAGACTTCTTTAAACCCATCACAATACTTTGAGTTAGGGTCCAACTGGAAAAAAATGGGACCGCCCCTCCCGAAAGCTACTTTCCACACGGCATTACTTAAAGCGGCGGAATCCAACCCACCCCAGTCGGGGGATACTGCAATCCCTATTGATGTAGTGGGGGAGAAAGTTAAATCGGACTATGGCCATAGGTGGGCAGGCGCATTTGAAATAGGCAGCAGGGGGCCTTTGTTTTGGATTGATGACGGAATTGACAGAGAAGGCTGTCAGGTAGCTGAGGACGGGATAATCTGTTATTCAGATAGAGCTGGTAGAGGGTTTATGTCTTGGAGAGACATTTTCGGGCCGTCTTTTGTCGAAGACTACGAACAAAAGAAACTGGGTTGTCTGTTAGATGAATATTGGTTTAACGGGAAAAGGTTCTTTAAGTTGCTGAACGAAATCGCGGTTGAAATACCAAGGGACCAACTGGTGCTTGAACTCAGACAAATGGGGTTCTGTCCGAAACAGAAAAAGGGTAAGCCTTTATCAGAAGTAGAGGCTGCAATACTCGTTATCAGCAACCAAAACAGGATCACGGAAATCGCTCCGGTAGTCTTCTCAAAGGATCGAGTGGTCGAAGAAAGTGGCAACCGCATTCTTAACACGGCAACTGTGGAGCCAGTGGAGCCTGCGGATGACGGTGACCCAAAGAACTGGCCGTTCCTACACGCATGGCTCTCCCAGCTATTTGAAAACTCCACATCCCGCCCCACCGTGGAATACTTCTTCGCATGGATGAAGAGATTCTACGAAGCAGTCTTTGAGCGGGAGACACGGCAGGGGCAAGCGTTGATTCTTGTCGGGCCAACTAACAAAGGAAAGAGTCTGCTATCTAACAGAGTTATCTCGGGACTAGTCGGTGGGTTCTCCGATGCTTCCGATTACTTATCGGGCCACACCAAGTTCAACAAAGATTTGGGGCGCGTGGCGGCATGGGTTATTGATGACACGACAAGTGCGAGTTCCTTTCAGGATCAGAGAAAAGCAACCGAGCTAATCAAGCGAGCCGTTGCTAACCCGAGGATTGAATACATGGCTAAATACGCAGACGCCATCTCGATCCCGTGGGCAGGGCGCGTAATCATGTCCTTGAATATGGATGCTAACAGTCTTTCTGTGATCCCTGCTCTCGACAGTAGTAACCGCGACAAACTAATGGCTTTAAAAGTAAGTGACTTGGCTACAAGTAACTTTCCCCCCAATAAAATGCTGGAGGCGACGATTAAGTCGGAACTACCCTACTTCGCCAAATGGCTTCTGGACTGGACCGTTCCACAAGAGATCGAGTCATATGGCCGATTCGGAGTGGTCAGCTTTATAGACATCTCGGTGGCGTCTGCGGCTTACGACAATTCATCCCGCTCGGCAGTTGCAGAGCTGGTAGAATTTTTTGCCAAGAAGTGCAGGGGGATGAACGATGCAATGAAGAGCTGGGAAGGAACCTTAACTGAGTTCCAAGTGACTCTCCACGACTTCAACAACGGGCGTAATGTGGGTATGTCAAATAACCTTGAGTTTGTTCGTCGCGGAATGTCTGCTCTTGAAGAAGCGGGTAAGGCAAATACCAACGTCCGTCCGGTCAAATCGGTGGGACACGGGGGCGGCAAAGTGTGGACTATAAGCGTGGAGGAGAAATACGACATCACGCCCGCCACAGTTGTTACTTCATAACGAGGAGGGGGACCGCAAGCTAGAGATAGGGATGTGATACCCCGACACTTTGTAAGCAAAGCCGTAGTCATCTTCTTCTCCCTTGCGCTTGAACTCGCCTTGCTCCAGCAGGCGGTTCTTGGTTATCCACCCCAACATCCAAGCGCGGGTTAGGTCTTTACGGACACGCACAAAAAAGTAATGGCTTGCTTTCAGCGGTTTGCCTTCCCCGCAAACAACAGACGCAGTGTAATGGGGCCTCGGTTTGTCATGGCATGTCTTCGACTTTACGTCGATTTTTCTATTTCCCAATAAATAATCGTGGGTCAGGCTGTAGTTGCCGACGTATTTGGCATCAGGAAAAAGAAGTTCAAAACCAATTTCACCAAGGAACCCAGTCATCCGGCCCGCGCCACGGGTGAACGAATTGGGGAGCACACCAAGATTCTGGCTCCTCTCGAAAGCCTGTTTTACATTTTCGGAGTTCGGGGTGAACTTTATGAGCTTGCCGCGTTTGTCTTTTGAAAACTGACGCGGCAGTTTTTTCTTCATCACCAAAGATGCTTACACGCCCAATACCTAGCTGTAGTTTTATCTTTGGCGGTTTTGCAATTATGACGAGCGCGGAAATTAGCGCGTCTCTTGGGGTTCTTGTGCTTGCGGAAATCAGAATAGTCGCGATGCCCGTATGATACCTTTTTAACTTTGTCGCCTTGCTTGCCGAGGACCACAAACTTTTTCTTGCTTCCTTTAGGAGCGCGTTTCGGTTTGTTGAAACCAGCAAAGGTTTCGCCGTGATATTGTATTCTACCCGAAGGCAGGCGTTTGAATCGCTTAGTAGCCACTTCCCATCCGCCTTTCTACTGCCTCCGTAAAAGACTCGTCTCTCTTGGCGGTTTTCTTTTTAGCTGCTTTTTTCTTCGGGGCCGAATGCCCATAACCTTTTTTCTTGAGCGCGAGATGTTGCTCGTAGGTTTTAGCGGCTACAGCTTTACCCGTCTTCGGGTGATACATGTTGTGTGGTCTGAAATCTTTTTTCTTCATGTTGATTATCGTTTTGAGGCTCTCAAAAAAGCTCGTCGTTCTGCATCTGTGTATTTGGCTCGCTGTTTTCCCTTTGCCGTAGCCGCACGTTTTTTGCGGTTACCCGCTGCTTTTTGCGCGGAAGACAACATTTTCCTAGCCGCTCGGGGCAAGTAACGCTCCCCCGTTTCGGAAGACTTCTTACCAGAGCTGGTTCCCCAGTCTTCTTTTGTCCACTTCTTCAAGGACTTCTGCGACTTCTTCAAGGCCATTAGCGGTATCCTCCTCCCTTAGCTTTGTATTCACGGGCTAGCATTTGGGCTTTGCGGGCAGACCACTGACCGCTGCGGCCTCCTTTTGATCCGGCTTTAATCCGTTCAAAAAGACTTTTACGCATCGTAGGCTTTGTGTAGTTGCCTGCTTCGTTAACTCTGGATTTCTTTTTTGGCATTAGCTTGGAATCTTTTCGTAAACCGCTCCCACGCTGGGAAAAATATTTCGTCAATACAACGAACAAGGGCCTCCTCTTCGTATGTTTCGCAGTAAGCGAGACCGGAAATGCCTAACGCCGCGTGAACCATCTCATGGCGAATCGTCTCGATTAGGTCTTTCCCCTTCAAACTCTTGTCGATCTCGATGAGCTTCCGCCTATGGGAATACATCCCATAGCAGTCGTCGTCTCCTAGATCTCTGAAGCGGATTCGGACCCGAACCCCACCCATTGTTATGCTCTTGGGGACGCTCATCCTTCGGCAAACTTTTCAATCGCACGGGCGTAGACCCCAACTAAGGCCCCGCGATTGTGGTTAATATTGTCCCACTCTTCCTCGTTACTCCCAAAAAACGGTTCAGCAATAACAGCTACAGGGCGCACCTTTCGCAGAAAGTAAGAGCCGCGTTGATTACGTGTCCTTGGCTTCGCCCCCCTAACTTTCATGTCAGGAAAGGACGCGGACATTTCATCGCTCAATATACTGGCAAACTTCTTGCCGCCCCCGCTTGTGTGCCAATACAACCATTCATGCCCAGAGGCTGATGGACCGGCGGAATTAAAATGAAGCTCAACCACCGCATCGATGTCGTCTTCGACCAACTTACGGGCTAGATAGTTAATCCCACCTACGTAGCTCTTGGCGGGGTATTGGTCGTAGATTTTGTAATCAACAGACAACACGCTGGAAATACGCCGGACGATGTCGCGGTTGAAATCCCACTCCGAAAGGATGTAGCTCCCCGTTGTGTAGGCTCCCTGATCTCCTAAACGGGAATGTCCGACTGCCAAGCCTACTTTCATTTTCTAACGATCCGGTAGAGTGAAGCCAGCCCCACAGCGATGCCCACGATGAGCGACCCCACTCGTAGCCAGTATTCAAACTGCTCCTGCATGCTTGTGATCAGCCCGATGACGGGTGCCGCCATCCCGATAAGGGAATCGAATATTCGGGTGTTGATCATTACTTCTCCCCAATAATCACAGCACGGCGATATGAGTAGTCGCTGTGGAATTTATGGTCTTTACGCCCAACAAGAACGCCTTCCTTGAACTGGTAAGACTGCCCCTCAATCAGAGTTACTGTCGGAGGGTCGTAGAGTGCGCTCGCGTTCGCGCTTGAGGCGTTTGGCAACTCGTTCCATCCGCAGCTTGCTAGCGGGATCGCCATCAGCGGCCAGTGCATCAAGACGATCTTCCAAACCATCGATATACCTGTCTCGTTGCCACTTGATGTGCTCGACATATGCGTGGAGGGCTGCGGTTAATAGTTGAAAGAATGTCTTCACTTACTCTTGGCCTTGCCCACATTAAGGGCCAGCCACGAAATAACTCCTGAGATGCGCTGCACCCACTTATTATCCGATTCGTTCGGTGTCATGGTTGCGATAAGGGATGCCACCGCGATAACGCTGGCTGCGATTTGCAGAAGCTGTTCTGCGTTTTCTGTGATGTATTGGATCATGGTGGGGGTTACATTATGTTGATTGTGCTCCCGCCTGCTCCGGCGGGAGAGAAATTTACAGCGGGCTTGGCCGCTCCACGGTGTGCGTCCAGTTGCTCGTCGAGCAAAGCACGGCACACAGCCCAGTGGTAATTTGCCCGCTCAACGTCGGCGTTATCTTCAGCAATATTGCCTAGCATTGCGTGCTTGATCGCGTTGAGACTTGAGACATAGACAACGTCCGTGCTGCTGAGAAGTTTTTGGAACTTCCGCTTTAAAAGAAGGCGAAGAGTAACAGTCTTGTCATCTCTGTTATCAATCCGGTAGCGTCGGTAGCGGGTTATTTGGTTGGCTTGCTGAAGATTATTAGCAGCCACTAAAGATGTAGAAGATCCAGTCTCTTCCCAAGTCAGTCGAACGGGAGCTGATAAATCAGACGTTCCAACTCTAATCTCACTTATACTTACAACGGTCGTCTTTGCCGAAGATATACTCGCTTGCCCTCCGCAAACAAACTTGCCGCCATTGTTTGTCACATGGTCATAGAGGTCGCCTACATCAGAGGTTACACTCCCGTCTGAAAAAGTAATGAATATATCCCCAGAGTCGGGAAGTGTAGACTCAGGGCTTATTGGAGATAAGGTAAGCTGGTATGTTTTACCCGCCACAGGCTCTTCGACAGTAGCCGAATAACCGTCATCTACAATACCCAGCGCGGCCAATGTGTGCTCGCCAGCAGTGTCATCCCGCCCAAACAAACGATAGTCGTGGAACTGGCTGCGGATAGTCCTCGGAAAAGAATAATCGGTGCTGCTCCCGTCACCATCGGCAATAGCCGAAATAATTGATTCGGCATTGTCGGGGATAGTAAATGTGCTGGAAGTAGTGGTGACTACATCCTCGAAAACGAGGTCGCGCCACATACCCATATTATAAAGTCTGGGCAGAGCTAAATTCAATTCTCTTCGGAACTGCGGAGCGCCTTCAGTGCCTTGTGCTGCGGGTGACCCGCACACAGATTGGAGGGCATCGGTTACCCCTTGGGCAGTCAATGTGGCCATAATCCACAGTAACAATATTCGTGTTAAGGGTCAAGATTCGGGGTGGGTGGGCGGCACGTTAAGTAGAAAAAATATTAACACTATACCTTTTCCCGATCCAATACAGTGGGTTGCCAAACTACGTCGCTAGACACGTATTGTCTAACAGGATCACCCTTTATGACGGTCCCTAGTTTTACGTTATAGACTCCGGCTTCCTCCCCCTCTGGCTGTCCCGTAGCTGTGTGCGGTTCATTTTCGTTTCTGCGGTTGGTCGTTGAATTGCCCATGCCTAGAGCAATAACGGGGTCTCCATCAGGTTCTCCAACTTGGACCCAGCATTTTGTTACCTCGTTGCCCACATTTTCAAGATCAACTTTCCAACACAAGTAAACGTCCCCATACTCTTCAAGTTCGTGGTATTTAACATCGTTAATGTTAGCGACCATTAAATCCCCATCTTCTCTGGGATAATTAGGAACTTTTTGAGTAATATTACCGAGGCTTTCTTGGGAGGCCCCGCTGCAATAAGTAATCTGACCAGATACGGTGTGGCTAAGAACCGCTGGAGGAGCTGTTGATGAACCACCAACGTCTTTGACTCCTGAGTGAGTCAATGTTTCGGACCCCGCAGAATCAGTCCCTACAGAACCATCCATAGATCCAGTATAATCCCCACTCCCCGAACCAGATCCAGATCCAGATCCACAATCGCCACAAAGGTGTCTATGGTCCTCTACATTGTGGGTGTGACTACTTGTTGTGTGCGGAGCGTGTGAGTGGTCGTCGTGGTCCGCTACTGAAATGGCGCTCGTTTCAAATTTTAATTTGAACGAATTGACAGAGTAGTGAAGCTCCCCGTAGGCGACCTTGGCTCCTCTTTTCCCATGTATTAAAGCAAACGCATGGGGGCGATGGAGAACTTCAGGGCTTTCAGGAAGAACGGTGTCTGCCCCAAAACTGCCCGTAACAGACCCGTCGGGGTAAACGACGGCAGGTAGTTTTTCTAGTTCAGACATTTTATGACGGGGGGTGAACGAATACTACCTCCAGTAGGTAACCCCCACGGAAAGGTTTTTGGGTTACCGCCGCTTCAAACTCGGATTCAGGCCAATCTGTAGGGTCAGACGCTTGGCACCAAGGTTTAGGAAAAGCGTATTCCCCCAGCTTGTATGTTGGGTGTTTTGTCCCAATAAAATCAGTCAAAGTAATCGCAGGAGTCAAAACATTCGTAACCGAAACCTTGAATTGAATTCCGGCGTATCGGGCACTTGTTGTTTTGAACACAGTCGGGGTGGGTAAGCTACCCGACGAAAATACTGATTTTGACCACACCTGTTTGACTGTCATCTTGGTTGGCCAATTACCGCCTTGTTTACCCTCTTTCATTCGGACAGTCACCGTGGTCTGGCTGGCTCCGTCTTTCCTATCAGCAGTAGTAAATACTAAACCATCCACAACAGAGGGCCATGTGAAGTTTTGCCAAGTGTCATACTGTCTAATCAGCTTACCCCCATACAAAGAACCTAGCCCTTGGGGGATAACGTCTTGGATAGTTATTTTCCACCAATCATAAGACACTTGTTCGCAGGCCCAACTCCGTCCGTCATCATCAAGACCCCATTTATCATCGTCGTCTTGTTCAGCGATTGTTTCAATAAAAGCTGCTGTGGCGTTAGGTGGATTAAATTCCTCACCCCGATACACAACTTTTTCTACTCGGGCCAAAACTCCGCCAGTAGCGGAGTCCATGTTATGTGTAACAATGTCTACTCGGTTAAAGTAGACGCGCTGCTCGACAACAAACAAGCCATCCAGTTCTTTATCTCCAACGCGCTTTTGTTTGCGCGTCATAAGAATATATTTATCTACCTCAAAAAACTTTGTGTCGTCCGTTCGCAACGCCGTATTGGGCATCGCGTCTCCCGCTTTAAGGGATGCGTCGTCGTCATCAAAATCTTCGCGTTTAATAACGTATGTGCGAACGACGGTGTCGTATTTATTTCCGCCCAGATCAGCTTGACTGAACTCAAAGTTGTAGTCGTCTTGTGACGCTCGGTCTGCCGCGTAATAGTATTGATAAAATAGCCCCTCGGGGTCTGCTTGTTTTACAAAACAAAGCGTGTGCGTGGGGAAATTTTCTGTATCAGGATGCGCGGTTCCGTAAGCAGGAAGGTTAGCCTCTATTTCTTTCGGGGTATTCCCGATCTTCTGAGCATCAACCGTCTCAAAGAATAGCAGATCGGCTACCTTCGGAGAAACGAAGGAAAGGACGGACTGCCTTTTGGGGCTGGGCTGATTCCTAGATACGGGCATTTAGTCTGGAACCTCCACTTCGGGTTCCGGCTGTGGTTCATCAACAGCAAACTTAGCAGCCAGTTGCGCTGCTGCGCCTGCCACGTTAAGCCCGCCAGCTTTTACTGCGATATCGATGAGCTGCACCAAAGCGCGGCGTTCGTTGTCGGATAGTTCGATTTTGACCATATGCGGGGCAACGTAAGGGGTGGAGGATCAGGGTTCAACTATTTTCTTAGGTGGAATACTTGTTAAGAATAAACCAGTTTGACCCGTCAGCTATTAAAGTGATTGATCCTCTGGCAGTCTGAGTGCCTATAATCATGCTAGAACCGTCGATGTTCTCGCTCCCTTCTGTTTGGATGTAAATATACTCAGAGTTGTCCCTGTTCTTCACATGAATCTTCCGGCCCGCTACGCAATCGGCTGACGCAAGCGTCAGGTAACGGTAGGTGCTCATGCTGTGAAAGAGGATCACCGAGTCGCTCCGCGTGGTGGTATAGTTACTGTCGTTTACTAACGTGGTGCTATAATTGAGGGCCTTGGAAAAGGCAACCTGTTCGGTGCTTCCGTCGAGGGTTATGTAGGGCGTAACCCCACCGCTACCGTCATCCGTCTGGAAGATGATGTCTTTGTCGTCAGTGAAATTGGTAACGTATATGTGGCCCGTGCTGTTCTCTATCTTAGAATCAAGAGCGTCGTGGTAGATCTGGAAGTCATCGCTACTCCCAAGTGCCAACCGTTTATTGTCAGGGAATTGAGTGTATCCGGTGCTCCCGTCTAAGAAAAAGTAAGTCTCAAGGCCACCGCTTCCATTGTCGGAACGGAAAAGGATGTCTTTGTCGTCAGCGTAGTTTTCGATATGCAAATCCCCCACAGAGTTTTGCACGTAACTGTTTGTCGCGTTATGCCAAATTATCAGATCCTTACCATCTCCGATAGCGAGGATTGAGTTGTCTGGGAATACTGTGTAAGGGTTGGCCCCTCCGTTAGCGGACCCGTCCAAGAAGAAGTAAGTCTCAACCCCACCGCTGCCGTCGTCACACCGGAAAATTATGTCCCCGTCATCGGAGTTGTTGGTGAACTGAAGGTTCCCCGTGTAATTAGAAAACGTCGTGTTGGTCCCGTTGTGGGCCATGATAAAGTCGCCCGTGCCATTGCTACCCAGTCCGATGTAGCTGCTGTCTGGGAAGATTGTGAACAGGTTTCCAGAACCGGCTGCTGACCCGTCTAAACGGAAGTATTCAGCCGTGCCACCGCTGCCGTCGTCCGTTTTAAAGATTATGTCTTTGTCATTAGCGTAGTTAACTATTTCTATGTCTCCAGTATAGTTCCCTAAGTTCGTGTTAGAACCATTATGGTTGAGGATAAAATCCCTGCCGCTACCAAAAGCTAACAGAGAGTTATCGGGGAAGACCGTGAAAGGGTTCCCGCTAGAAGCGGACCCGTCCAAGAAGAAGTAAGTCTCAACCCCACCGCTGCCATCGTCTGACTGGAAGATGATATCTTTGTCGTTAGCGGAGTTTCTAATGTAGAGGTCGCCTGTTTCGTTAGCGATGTAAGAGTTACTAGCGTCATGTGACAGAGTTAAGTCCGCGCTATCCCCGCATCTAAAAAAGAGGTTGTCCCCAAGGGAAAGTCCGTCGCTTGAAAGCGTGGCTACATTTGAGTTGCTGACCGCAAGTTCAATATTGCCCTCACGGTTATTTAGACGAGCAGTCGTTGAGCTGAGTTCAATATCGAAGCCGTCAGTAATGGTGGCTCCGCTCGTAGAGTTTGAGATCTTGAAAGTGGTGAGAGCGTCACCAGAGTCAAGATGTAGCTCGCGTGTGGGGGCCGAAGTCCCGAGGCCGACGTTGCCAGCAGTAGTAACTGTGACATAACCAGAATTGTTCGCCATCAACTGGAGGTTGTGGTTACTCGATGTCCCGAAACGCCCTAGGCTTGCCTGCGCTTGAGTTAGTATGGCCGCACCACTTGCCCTCTCGACTTCTATTTCTCCGTTGCCTGATGAGTAGACATGGAGAAGGTGAGCAGGACTTGCCGTCCCGATGCCGACGTTGCCGTCAGAAGACTCAACATGCAGGGCGGAGGCACTAGTCGCTGACTTGACTGTAAAATCAAAACTGCTGGATGATGTTGCGTTTACAACAGCCCCGTTAGAACCAAGAGTTATTGTCTCACCGCCACTGCCAGCGCCATTGCGAAGAGTGAGTGCGCTTGCCGAGAACTCGATCCCTTGGTTATTTTGGCTAGCGGTTCCTGAAATGTTACCGTCTACGGTAATGTTACCCGTCAACAGATTCCCTGCCGTCCCACTAAAGACCTCGTTGGAATTTGTCGCGCTCGTCAGGAATGTAAACGCATCCGCGCTATCGTCGTAACCCATGAAGCCAGTCTTCTGGGCACCGTCGTGGTAAAAGAATTCTATGCCGCGATCTTTTGAGTCATCAAGCGCGTCAGTCCGCTGCTGACCACCAAGAGTGAAGATCGGGTCATCAATCGTGATGACGGTTGAGTTAAAAGTGGTGGCGGTCCCATTAACTTCAATCTCACCATTGACGAACAACTTATCGGCGCTCTGGTCCCACTGCATGTATTTGCCAGCGGTGTCACCGAAGAACTTTACGTCGTGGCCAGTGCCGTCAACGCCGACATTAAGGGCACCTAAGATGGTGCCCCCTGCGTTCAGACCTATTGGCCCATCTGAAACTACGGTTACCTGATCGAGACTTTGAGTAACTGTGACGGACTCATTGGCCATTGTTAAACTACTTCAGGGGTTATGTCGAAAGTTAAGCGTATGTGGTGAATCACTTCACCACTAGTAAAGGTGCTGTTATCGGCTATTCTTAAATCCCCGATTACAGTGATGGACTCATTAGGGAGGGCAGTAGATTGGGCAGTCGTCCATTTTAAATTTATGTTGGGGGCACTAGAACCAAGAATAATTCGTAAACCAGAATTACCAGCAACTCCGGTTAAGGTGTCAATTATAGCACCCGTCAAAGAACGGCGGATAACAAGTTGAGCTGACTTATTAGAACTAAGATCAACAACACTACCTCCAGAGTCTTTAAGTGTTACGTCGATCTGCTGCTGCTGCCCGCGCTGTAATTGAATGTTAGCCATAGTCCACTAATCGGGGTTGGGTGGGGTCCACTCAGGCTTCGCCAGTTCCGCCAAGATTTCTGAATGGGTATAAGTGTTAGTAGATGCCAATACTTCTGGAGTATCGCCCTCCCACTTCAAGAGCGCCTGTGTGCCATCAACTGAAAGGCGAAGAGTGTCCTTGGATGATTGAATGCAAGAATCGATGTAGACGTTGGATGACTCTGTTCTTGTCTCGCCATCCACTTCTGTTTCCTCTGTCACATCTGCGCCATCAATCGTGGTAACGGGGACAATCGCCCATCGGTAAGTGTCGTAATTGCTTGGCATGTTAAGGGCTTTCTGTTTCGATGTCTGAAGAGACCATGTTCGTCATCTCGGCAGTGGCCCCCATAATCTTCTTAACGGAGACGTTAGAAATTTTCATATACTTACCTTGGCTGAGATTTCTGCCTTCAAGGTAATCGTTGTGCGACGACGAGCCTTTTTTGTAGACGACCGTCTTAGTCCCGTTTCCTGTTCCACTCAAAATTGTGGAGGCTACGTTACCGAACTTCATGTAAACGTACGCATCTGCGTCGTCTGATTCTACATCGAAAGTAAGCAAGTAGAAACTGTCGGTCGTAGGAGTGGAAGTTAAAATGCTATTTGCAGACGCAGACGTCCGTAAATAGGTGAACCACCCATTGCTATCCCCGCTTGCTGTGCGCTCACATCGCATGTAGTTATCACCGAACGTAAGCGTGTTGCCTGCGTAGTCATACCATTCGGCTGAAACGTAGGCATCCGCAATGACCAGCTCACTAGCGAGCGAAGTATTAACTTGGTCAAAAATATACAGCTTGTTGGTGTGTGAGCCAGTGCCGTCTGTTGCGGGGGATGTTGCGTCCCCCATGCGATACCAGACTTTCAAATCTCCTGAACTCGCATAGCCGCCGCCGTCCACGGATAGGTCGATTGGCGTTCCTGAATTGTAAATCGCCGCAACGGTGTTGGCATCAAGAGCGGTGTCCCAGACAGAAAACTCATCCAAGTTGCCCTGCAAATAAGCGTAGTCAGTATAGCGAGTTCCAATCGTCAACTGAGAAGCTGCCGTGCCTAAAGATACGCTACCTTTTGTGTTGTCTAGCGATCCATCAACGTAGAGCTTGCCCTCGCTCGCCGATGAGTTGTAGGTAATGACGATGTTGTGCCACGCATTGATTGAAATCTCTGAGCTGTCGTCAAAAGCATTTGAGACCAGCTTGTATCCCGACCCTTCATCAGAAGTATGCACATAAATCGCGCTTGTATTTCCAGAGTCTCTTGCGTCAAAAGCGTAACGTGTTCCCGCCGCCGAGCGATTGATCCAATAGGAAACAGTAAAGCTAGATGGGAGTTGGTAGTTAGCTACCAACTTGTCATTCGACCCATCAAAGTCCAGCGACTTGCTGTTGCTTATAGCTGCCACCCCAGACGGCACAAAGCCGCCTGTAGACAGGCCCTGTGATAGTCCTAAGCGCATTAGGCTTGGTTGTATGCAATAACGCGGCCAGCGCCCAAAGTGAACCCGCTGATCTGTCCGTAGATAGTTACACCTTTGGGGATAGTCGCATTGGTGTCGGCCAAAGTAGCGGAATAGCCAATAGCTGTTCCGTCTTTATTTTTATTCATTTCTGGCCAAGTGATGGCGCTAAGATAGGTTGCATCGTCGAGTGAAGTAATGGCGCAAAAGTCGCCTGTGACCGAGGCCCCTGCATCTTTTATGTATGCGGCTCCAGCCTGACCGAAGGATTGTTTGTCGATGTTTGAAGTTGCCATGATTGTTGGTTGTTAAATTATGCTTCAGTGAGGGTGTAGCGGTAACGAGCGATGTAGACTAGATTAACAGTGGTGTCGGTATCGTAACCACTGGTGCTCCCCTCCCCTGTCTTTAGGTCTTTCTTAGTTGTCCCATCTAACTCAAAAACGGTGCCTGTAGTTGCTGAATCGATTTCAACAATCAAATCATCAGCGAAGTCGCCGCTTGATGAGGCTGTCATTATAGCAGTTCCCACATGAACTGTGGGTGATGACCCGAATACAATCGCGCCAGCGGTTGTAACAGAAACTACGTCTGCGTTAGATACGTTGGGATGGCTATCAGGAGTTTTGACATTAACAGCATGGTCAGGGCCAACCGAAATAAGATTAGCCACCTTAGCTGGGATACTAATATCCCAGTTAGACCCTCCGTCCACGCTAACCATCAAGGCTCCAATATTGTTGTTATTCTTTATGAGCAACAAACCTTCGTTGCCGCCTGTTATTGAGCCTGTTGGGAGAGCGACTCCGCTGGTCCCTGTCACAGCCCTGCCGCTGCCTGCGGCGTATTCATTGAAGGGGTTGGCGTCGGTCAAGGCAACCGTAGTAGTGGAAAAAGACTCGTCATGGGAGTGAGATCCATAACTCAAGCTAACCGATCCGACAATGTTAGTGGCCATACGTTAAAGAAGTTTACAGATTTACAGTTAAGGTGCAAGGCTACCGCTGGGATAGCCGCTTCTCAATTACAACCATGAATCCGCCGCCGTCATCATGTTCTTCGGCGTGATCGCTGTCGTGCCCTTTTTCGTGACCGCTGAAAACGTAGTCGCGAGCTGAATCGAGATAGTCCGTGGCTAGGGTTATCTTTTTTTTAACCCATTCTTCTTCGATGTGTGGGCACTCACACTTCGACATATGCTCCAGCAGGGCCTCGGCATTCTGCTTCAGGTTGGTGAGCTGGTGCTGAACCATCTTGTGGCCGTCGTCCATCTTGTGGCCCTCATGCTTGTCAGGCGACACCCCCTTGGCTTCAGGGGAGTCTACAGGCATCATGTCCCCTTTCTTGTTGTCGTCGTGAGTATACATAAACTTTAATCAAACATTGCTCGGTATTCTCTTGGTGACGTTCCAGCAAAGCGGGGGTCCGCCGCGTATTGACGAATCATGTCTAGGGCGGAAACTGGCTCTGCGCTGTACCTGTCGTAGGGAACTCCAAAAACAAGCGAGTAGAATTTCTCTAACTCTGGTTCGGACATTTCTTCCGATAAGACGGGGATTTCTCCACGGCGGATACCTTCGCGCTCAAGAAGATTTTGCTCAGTGGCATCTAAAAAAGATTCATCCAAATCCTCAAACTCATCGGGCCTTTCTAGGCCCCCCGCTAGTTCCGTCAGGGGTCTATTCAAAACCTTATTCAAGGCATCAGTTTTTTCTAAGGCCGTGTCTAGTTTTTCCCGCTGCTCGGCAGACTCTATTTCGCCCCCTAGTTCTTGGTCGATGGCCGAGGTATCATACGAGAGTGGGGGGGCTTTATCAGGGTCAACGCGCTGTGGGAGAGGTCGTTCCTTCAGGGTATACCCTGCTGGTTGCGTTGTTCTAAAGCGAGGGCCTTGCATGGCCTTTTGTTCTTCTACGCTAAGAGGCAGCAAAGGCGTATACTCACCTACTCCCGGTTCAGTCAAAGTAGGCCCTGCTTGGACTCTATCGGGGTCGTCTACAAACTTTTCGGTAGTAGTCTGAACAAAGTCGGGCTGTGGCTCCCGAGAGGGAGCGGAGGCGGCTTTTTTGCCCATTTCTGGATCTATGCGGATGTCTGGGATTTCGGGGCCAGCCGCTTGGTTAGCAAGCGCCTCGGCATATTCCTCATCGGTAAGTCCTGCTTGTGCGAGTCGTTTCCGGTCAGCTCGGATTTTATCCGCCGCCAGTTGGGTTGCTTCGCCTTCTGCGGTCGAGCGTCTGATATTGCCTTGGGCCTCCATTCCTTCGGGGCTAAGTGCGCGGGTCAATTCATCTTTGGCCATAGCCGCATCTAATTCCTCAACTTGTTGGTCGAGTTTAGCAGCGGTTTCAGCATCGGGAGTTTTGAAATTATAGTCTTTAAGACCCTGTTTCATGCGGGAACGAAAAGCTCCGAACTTGCCGGAGTGGTCTCCTTCTACCCCCTCACCGGCATCATAGTAAGCTCCTCGGACAAGGGGACGTTGTGAGCGAATGAATTGGCTATATTCATCTCCGCCTGTGAGAAAGTAAACATCTCCAGTTTCTGCATCGACAAACTTTCCCCTGCCGGGGTTGCGGGAATCGATGTAGCCTTTGGGTAGCTCTCCAAGCTCTAGGCTATACTTAGGTTTCCCTCCGTAACCTGCGCCCGCGTCAAAAGCGGTAGGCACAATAAGTTCTTGGCGGTTAAGCCCCATTTTGGCCATCGCCATATCTGCCTCCATACGCTGTTGGGTAGGTAGGGCATCAAACTGAGCCTGAGTCATGGGCAACCGAATGCCCGTATCTGACCCCTGAAGGTAGGGTAGAATTTCAGTTTGTTTTTTTGCAGGCTTTGGAGGAGGTGTGCCCTCATACTGAGGAGCTTCAAAAGGAGCAGTCCCGCCACCGAAGTCTTCACCCGTTTCCATTGGGGCGTCCGCAGGGTCGGCAGCGGCCAAACCAAGGGCTTCTAAACTAGGGGCGGCAATATCACCAACCTCTTGGCGCAGCGTTTTTTGAGGGATGGGGGGATCAGCGGGCCTGTCTTTAGAAGGATCTCTAGGCGGTGGGGCTGGTACAGTGTATCGGGAGACTTCGGGGGTGCCGTCGGGGTTCAGCGTAACTTCAGGAATAGAAACCGTTGAAGGGTATTTAGGAACTTGAGGGAATAACTTAGACGAATCGGTATAAACATCTGACTTTGGAGGAACGGGCGGGAGAGGGGGGCTTTGTTGCGTGATATCCGGTAGACCGAAGATCAAGTTCCTTGTAAAATTTAAGACTCCTGTTTTCTTCTTATCCTTCTTTGGTTTAGCGGCCATGATCGTAAAGTAAAATCCCGAACCCCGAAGGGATACTCAGGGTTCGGGATTTATGGTTAGGGTTGCGGGTGAAATTAGATAGTCACATTCAACGCGGCAGCAAGAGCTTCCAAAGTAACGACTTTGGCTTTCTGTTCAGAAACGTCGTAAACTTGAACGAGGTCTTGCTCATGCAAAACAGTGGCTACATCGGCGCTGTCGGCAGCATCTCCAGCAAGATTGGTGCCTGTCAGGGTTTCGACTGTGGGGGCGTCATCAAGAGTGGGCATGATCGTATTTGTGGTTAGGTGCGGGGCGGCAGTATTAAGCTACCGCCCCGCACAAGTTATGAACCTACGCAGCAGGAGTGCTGCTGGTGCGCTGGAAGAGGATGACGTAACCGAAGTTGGTCTTGATCGGCTTGGAGGCCGAAGCAAGGATACCACGGAAGAATCCGATGGTGCCGTCGGGGTTCAGCGTAACGTCAGGAATGTTCGTCCACTTAAACTCGCCCTTGTAGTTGACGGGGTCAAACTTCAGACCACTTGCGTTGGTCACGGGGGCAGGAATCAGCGACTCCATCACGTTGTCAACGAGCACGAAGGCTGCTTCATAATCGGCAGAATCGTATGCGGTGTTGACGATAACCTTGTTGGTTGCCGAACCGCTGGTGTTGCTGACGGTGTAAGGATCGACACGCTCCAGTTTGTCGGTGGAAGCGTTGAACGTAAACCGAGGAGCGAGGTCGTCAACCAAGTGGTAGAAACCACGGAAGGACTTCTCGACTCCGAGCGGAGCGATGAGGTCGGAGACCCGAGCGTTGTTGTAACGAACGTCGTCGCGGAATCCTGCTTCGGTCTGAAGCTGGTAGGATGCCTCAGACGAGAGGACGATAGAGAACACTGGACGGCCATTCTCACGACCGTAAGCGTTAGCTCCGGCACCAGCCCGAACGAGCTTGAAGTAAACATCGTCAAGAATCTTGTTGGAGATGTTAGCGTCGATGTCGCAACCGTTGTTGCCAGTATCGACGTTAATGTCGGTGATGACCGTTCCTTCAAGGTTGGTGTTAGTCGCTGTGCCTGTAGTTGAGCATTCTACGACGTTGTCGCAGAGCTTGGAATACTCATCGCGGTAACGCTCTTCCCAAGAGTTGCGGGTAGCTTCCTTCAGGATGTCCATGATAGCCCGAAGCTGCTCAGTCCGGTGGGCGGTGTAACGAAGCTCCTCGACGTTAATCCGAGGGGATTCGATGATAGCCCGCTCAAGGCTGTAGCTCTTCTGGACTTTGGTGAAGTCGAGCGTGTTGACGCTTGCCTTCTCAGTGCCCATCGCAAGAGTCTGATCCTGCTGGTTCGCGGACATACCATTAGAGGCAGTTCCGTGAGTCGATCCGATAGGGGAGAAGTCAACGCCGACGCTAATTCCAGAGTCAGTGAAGTCCTTGTTGATCGGGGACAGTGGAAGAGCACGGTCGTAAATGAGGGTGCTCAGTTGATAGCCCATTCCTTCGGGGAAGGTGGACTGCTTGATAAGGTCGATCCACGGGGAAGTGTGGAGGGTCGCCTTGTGGATGTCTGCACCAATACGCCCCGCTTCTTGGGTAAGAACAGTATCTACTGCTGCGGAGGCGTCCGTTGCAAAGTCATGTGGTAGCGCGAAATCTGCGGCCATTGTATCGTGGGGTAAAAAAGTTGGATGAGAGGATAGACCGCTCCCCCTGTCTGGGGCTTAAAGCGGCCTGACTGAATCGGTGAATACTGCCTGAATAGAACTAATTATACGGCTAGAGCAACCGGCAGATTCGGGTGGTATGGTTTGGAACGCAGCCCAAGAGCAGCGACTTCGTAGAACTATTTTTGGCTAGAGCAACCTCGTCGCTATGTTTTGCATTCTTAACTAAGAATACAAAAATGTCAATAGGGGAATTACCTGTTCAAATTTCGCGACCCAAACGCCGCGTTGATGGCGTCCTCAAACGAGGTGTCGGCTCCAGCGCCACTGGCAACCTGACCAGAGGTCGGGGCATTGCCAGACATGGTAGGTTCCGCGCCCTCGTATTCCGCCAGCCTGTCAGTCAGGGCGTTATTCTCCGCCCGCATCGCAACAAACTCGCGAACCACCGTGGGGAGGAGCTGTGCGGAAATCGAGTTGAAGGTAAAATCTACAGGGTGCATGACAGAGGGGTCGGTCTCTGCCGCTTTTTCCTGAATAGCCTCCATGTCCAATCCGTCTATCCCCGCCAAGAAAGGTAGCTTTTGTTGAACTCTTTCGGCTACATTTTGTGCGACTTCCTTTCGGACACGCAAATTTTCAGCCGCCTCATGCTGGGATTGGCGCTCCGCAAGGAGTTCCGCTTCTTTTAAAGCGGCTTCTGCGTTTTCCCACATGTTATTCCTGCGCTCAAGAATGGGGTCAATTTGATTAACCAAATGGTAAATTTTTGCGCGGTCCCTGTCTGAGGCGTCGTGCAAGATGTCGTTCAGGGCGCGGTCCTGTTCGTCTTGGTCCGACAGGGACATCACATCGATCAAGGCGTCAGCATCGGCTCCGTATTTGTCGGCTATCTGGCCAGCTTCTTCCACAATAGTTTGCAATGGAACAGCTACCGACTGCTGGTATGCATCAGTTTGTTCCAAATCACTGAACATTTGAGCCTGCTCATACTCAGTAATTTTTTGCTGGAGAGCTTGGACATCATTGTTTTCAGCCAACCCAGTAAGTTCCTGCACTTTTTGCTCATACTCTTGCTGCTGCTGACGAAGAGTTTGAAGCTCGGTATTACTAGATCTTAATTCTTCTTTAAGCTGCTTGAATCGAGATGCAGCTTTCGGGGTCCAGTCGTCACCGATATCCTCGGAAAGGTCGGAGGTGGGGTCGGGGGTGTCGTCCTCAATAGCTTCTGGCTCGGGGGCAGGTTCTGGTTCCGGCTCAGGTTCTGGCTCCGGCTCGGGCGCAGGCTCAGGAGTAGTAACCGCCTGTGACCCGCCCGCTTCCATTCCAGAGAACGCAGCATCTAACGCATCCATAAAAGAAGATCCTGAATCTTCGCTAGCGTCGGGGACGTTAGCGGTTACTTCTACTACGGGATCTGCTGATACTTCAGCTACGTCATTCGATGTGGGTCCACTCATCTGGAGTTATGCTTGTTTGGTTATTTGCGGGAGGGTTAGCTAATTTATACAAATCATTAAGCGCATCTCGGTAACCAGCATACCAAGCGTGGCGCTGTGCGTTCCCCGCTTCATCTTGCAAAGTATTAAACGAGGGTCCAGCAATTTCTTTTAATGTGGCCGCAGCCACCTTGAAAACTTCAGATTCAAGAATTTCGTTAAGCTGATTTACAGAAGATAAATCTTTATACCAGCGAGCTAACGGAATTGGAGCGGTTATTTCTTTTTTAGGCATCGGTTGATCTTTGCTCGCGCAACATCGCCTTAGCGAGGATAGCGTAGTTTACAATGTCATTACATGCATCCTCGACGCTTTCGTCGGGGACTTGAAGCTCGTTGTCGTTAACGAATGATCGTATGCGCTGGATTTTGTCGAGCACACGCATCAACAATCCGTGGACAGGGTGGATACCAATCACCGCGCTACTTTTGAAATTAGCAAACGGATCGGTGGCATCCTTGCCGCCCGTGTAGTCTGAATTTTTTGTTCGCATGATCTCCTTGCACTCGCGGCAAGTTTCATCATGCAACTCAAGAAGTTCTTTAGAGTTCACTGTTCGCGGAACTCTAGGGCAGCTTTCGCGTCGCGTATAGCCATTTCTTGATCATGTTTTTTCTGCTTAATAGCCAGATCAAGGTTGGCTTTTTCTTGGGCGATTTGCATCTTCATTTGATGCTCCAGCATTTTAGCGTCGGGCTGTTGGGGCTGCTGCGGCTGACCTTCGGCTTCTGCTTGCTGGGCCTGATCCCGCTGCATCTTTTGAATCGCCTTGGTCGTGTTGTTGATAACCTCTTCGGCAAACTGCAAGACCTGTTTGGTCTGGCCTACGGCTCCCTCAAGAGCAGGGTCACCGCTTGCAAATTGGATGGTCTGACTGATGTGCTGGTAAAACGCCTGCACTGCGGGCAACGACTGCATTGGGTCAGCAGCCCCGGTATTTAGTTGTTCTATTAGCTGGCTAAGAGCAGGAACATGAACCTCCAAATGTGTGCCGTGCAACTCGTTTCCTACAACCGGAACCTGTTGGCCTGCCATCAACTGCTGGTTCTCAAAGTAAGCAATCTTGAGGTCCACCGTCGGGCGCTTCTCGGTCTCAGCCGGAACGTAGCGGTCGGCTAGGTCGTGGCCCACTCGGGTCGATACAATATCGCGGGTCAGGTTGCGCCGACCAACGTCGTCGAACTGTCCGCTTATCCCCTGAAGTTCTTTCAGGGCTACCATGCGGTTGGCGTGGCTACCGTTACCGATTGACCTAACGGCTTTGGTGCGGGCGACATCAAGGGTCTTGATAAACTCCTTAGAGACTCCCCTAGCCTCACACCGCTCAAAGAAGTCCTTGATTGCCCCGTCAGGCTTCTTGGTAGTAACAACACGACGGACTACCTCGCGGAGGAGTCGATTCCAACTGGCGTAGAACAGGTTGAGGCTCGCACCGGACAGACGGGTGGTGACATCCATGTCGGCCACAATCTGCATCTGGTTCCGGTAAGGTGAACCTTGTTGCGGGCCATATGTGCTGACGGTGTCCGTGTTCAACTGCAACTGCTGGGTCAGATCCTGCAAGGCAGGTTGGACCGCAGTGCCGAGGTTCGGGATCGCCTTCTCGACGATCTTCACGTTCGGGGACAACACAGCGTAAGCGCCGTAGTAGGTGAACTGCAATTCGTCCAGAGACCTTTGTGTTTCGGGTTGGATCATCACCGCAGAGGCGAGCATGGCTCCGTCGATCTGCTGGCAACGCAATCGGTTACTGGTCTGGACATGGGCAAAGATCCTCTGACCTAAGCCCCGAATTGAATGATATGTTCCATTGCTGCCGACCCCGTAGGTGAACATCACATACGCCTGCTCGGCCTTTTCGTAACGAGAAACTTTCTTATACAGGAAATCCTTCGGACCATCTTCGGCACAGATGTAGTGGCTGACGCTGCCGTCCATCTCCTTGACCCAGAAGTGAAGAACCGAAACCGACGGGTTCTCAATTCCAGTGTAGATGTCGTTGTTTTTCAGCTCCTGCTGCAACGCTTCAAAATCGTTGTAGAGGTTCCTGTTATCCGTCCGCACGTTTTTCTGGATAACGCGCTTCACCTCGTCCACGTTCCACCCGACCTTGGCCGCTGCTTCAGGGTTCTTGATGTAGGAGAACAGTTCGTGCAGCAGGTAGTTGCGACGGCCAATGGCTACGTCAACGCACTCTTCGTTGGCTGCGGTCTGCCGAGGGATCAGGATGTCGGTGAACCCGCCAACGCGGAAACGCCAGTCGTCCGGCGAATCAAAATAAGCAACGGCAACGCCGTGCTTGATGAAAGTCGTGCAAAGCCGGAGGTAGGCGCTGTGGAACTCGGGCCAGTTACGCATCAAATGCGTCAGCTCTTCCGCGACGATTTCTTCCGACGGTTTGATTTCGCTCGCTTCGCCCTGCGTTCCTCGCACCTCGACAAGTCTTTCCAGAGAAGAATAAAGGTCAACATAAGCAGACAAAGCCACATCGAGGAGTCGTTGGGCATCACCAAAATTCAGGTTTGTTTTCAGCCCCTGTCCGCTAATCGCAAGTGAAGCAGAATTGTAGGGGGCTGCTCCGTCAAACATCGAGTCAATGCGGGCGCGGTTAAGTGCCGACTTCTCGTCCGCAGTGCGTAGCGTGGTGTAAATACCAAGCGCACTCTTTACGTCCTTCAGTCTGGTCTCTACGGGTTTCCCCTTCTCGTCCAAGGAACCAAGGTTCAGGGTGTCGATGGTGTCGAGCGGCGTGTCTGACATTGTCAAGTTGATACCGTTTTAAATCTACATAGTCAAGATTCGGGAATTTAATTACGAAATATCTTTGACACTTATCGTGGCCTTTCTTAGAAGTCAGGAGATGAAACTTCATATCATTGCAGCCAGTGCAGCATGTATCCTGTTCGGGGCATCATGTTCCACTGCGGACTTAGGCAGCTCAGTTCCACTTCCGTTTACCGAGCCAGCAACCTCGGCAAAACTGGATCTGGAACTTCGCCCACTTCCTCCAAAATTCTGTATCGGGCTTGACCTCGTTCCGACGAGCGAAGAGTCCGGTGCGGGCGAGACAGCAAAGTAGGGTCAGCGCGGGGGCGTCAGACCCTACTGGACATGACAACTGACAGGCAGTTCAGTTGGCTCCCGCGCAGCTTTATGGCCTACGAAAAACCAAAGCCAAAGCCTAAACCGAAGCCTAAAGGTAGGTAAGGGCGAACAACAAAAAACCCGCTTCGCAGCTCATGGCGAAGCGGGTTTTTTTGTGCCTAGTCAGACAGGGGGGGTCATCATAATGAACCCCGCCCCGTTCGGCTGGACACCCATGACGTTGTAGCCGACCCACTCTTCCGCGTCTTCAGCGGTCCATCCTTCGCGGTCCATGAATATTTTGAGGACTTTCTCGTAGTCGTATATCAGCCGCCCACAATCGGAAACCCCCTCGACGGCCTCGTCCAGTCCGGTAAGGACAAGGGCGTCCTCCTTTAAGGAATCGCACTGATTTATACGTGTTGCCTTAGTAGACATATTCTCAATACGTGTCGATTTAACCCCAAAGTTCCGCCACGACTTTATCAATACGCACCTTGCGTGTTTTTCCGTCAGGGGTCATCAGGGATGCGCTCTCCCATCCTTGGTGGTCGTGTGTATCTACAACGTGTATACGGTTGGCCTTGCGGCCCCGCTTCTTCGGTTCAATACAGTATAGCACCCCCAGTTTCGTAATCGCGTAGCGTGGGTAGTCCGGCAGGATCTTGGCTCCCTCATCCTGAAGCACTTGTTCCCGAGTCAGGGTGGGGGGTTCAGGTTTGTTGATGCTTTCATGGACGAAGAAGAACGGTTTCCCGTCGGAATCTACGACCTTTGTTCGGAGCGTTCCTTCTGTCTGCCCCCACTGGGGTTTGAGGACGCGCTCCGTTTTTAGGTTCATCACTAGGTTTGTAACAGGGTAAAACGCATAGTGGGTCGTGCGGGGGATTAGCTTGAAGCCTTCTGGTATTTGCATGGCGTGACTGAAAAGTTTCTCTGTAGCTTATATAATATTTAGTTCTATCTAAAAAGTATACTCTTATCAAGAAAAGTTTCCAACTCAGATTTGCATATCCCCGCTCTTAGCGGCAATTTGTTTCTCCGCCTTTAGCTTGCGGTAACGCTCCGCCCGTCTTTTGAGCAGCTTCTCTCTGTGTTTTCTGTAATATGCACGGTTATATTCTAGCCTGCGCTCCGCCTTCTCGGGGTCTGTGGCCTCGTCGATCTGCCTCTTTCGGTTTATCCGGTCCTTGTTTTTCTTGTAATACTCCCGCTGATAAGCACATCGGGCCTCCTTGTTTCGCTCGTAATAGGATGCTTTTTCCTTTTGCATAGAGGGGCAATTCAACCAGATATACTATAGTTGTCAAATTTTTTCACACGCACACATATATACATGAGGCGCGCCCCGCAAAAAAGCACTCATGGGCGGGTGGCGTGCCCTGCCCCATGCACCCGCGCCCCTGCATCCCCGCGCCCGCTGCCCGAGCCGCGAATCCTGACTAACTTGATAAACTTACTCATGGTTCCGGCCTCCTGTCTCCGGCTGCACGGTCCACGGTGCCTGATCCGGTGGGGCGGGCTGGCGCTGGCAGGCCCCCGATCCCTGCACCCTGTCTCCGGCTCCCTGACCCCCTAAAACGTAGGCCCTGAGCCCCTCCCCCTCGGCCCCTACCCCCCTAAATCCTCAATCATAACCCACTGAGCCCCAACGAGTTACATAAGCTCATACGGCCCCTGTGAGCCTCTCTGAGGGCCTTTACCCCCTCTCGGGTGTCCTGACCCTCGGAACCAATTCAAACGATTCTTTACATTGTATATACAA